GTGTTCTGCGTTCTTCTTTGGTGAATCCGATGCGGAAGGTGCGGAAGATGGATAATGCTTCTTTCAGGCACCCGGACTCGAATAAATTGATTGCTTTTTCTGTTTTCGTTCTCATATCCTGATATTTAGATGTGAATGTATAATATAATTGATATCAAAATGTTATAAATTAATTACCATCATAAACAACTAATAGATCCCTAAAACAGCCTTATACAATTCAAAATTCTTGTTTTCAACATATTCATCGGAAGCATAGCGTTTAGCTCTGGCATACCACTTATGGAAGCAATCAGAACAATACCAGCAATTAAGGACTGCGATGTAGAATCCATCTTGGCAATTACTGGAACCACAGCTGTCGCAAATTCCGACACATCCATATTCACTGAGCGCGCATATCATTTCGCCACGAGTGGCTTGTATGATCTTGAATCCTTTCTTGTTTTCGTAAACTTTTGCCATCTTTAGTTACTTTGGTTCCCATTACATTAATCTCCTGTCTTCACTTACACTTTCGGCATGAATTCCTTTTTGAATTTCAATATTTCGACCGACATTTATTCCTTCCTTAGCACATAGCCTATCAATTTTGGCTTGTGATTCTCGTGCATTGCCAATCTTCTCATTTTTGAGAAATTCATCTATTTCTGCTTTTGAAGCGACTACCAATGCAGTTACATTGCTTGTTTCTTCCAAACCTTGCTTCATGGAAGCAAATTTATCGCCCAAACCAATGACGCAGCCATACAGAAAGGATTTCATATACATAGCAAGCGTTTTAGGCGTAATTCCATATTTACGAATACATTCATACTTGTAGTTTGGATATTTCCTTTTCCCGATAATAACAAATTGATGCGCCAAGAATGAAATCAGATACAACACTACTTCTACATTTTTCTTGCGACCAATGATCTGAAATTTATCCCTCACCATACGGTAATTCTTGGGTCTGCTTACAATAAGGCTTCGGCACATATTATATTCGCATACCGTTGATACAAGAAAATTATACCAAACACAGTTGCTCATTTCAACCTTGTAAGGTATCTCTTCTGCTATTACCGGGTTCTCCAGTTTCTCCTGCTCTGGTATATCTTCTTCTGACAGGTTGTATTCCATCAGCAGACGGGCGATACCTGCTGCTGCATGTGCTTCGCCTTCATTGCCTAACGCTTTAGCTGATTCTTTTAGGTTCATCAGCTTACGAAGCTTCTCTAAAATTTTGTCTCTTTTCGTTTCCATTGTAGTTCACCCTCTAATAATCACATATCTTCCGGCAGCTATTTCACTTCTATACTCGACAGAATAGCCTTTGTCTATAAATGCTCTTATGACATTATCGTGCGCCAACTCCGAAATTTGGTGTCTGTCTTTAGCGTCACTTCCAGTATTTTTTGCCCAACAATGAGGCCAGTTATTTCCCCATCCTACGCCATAATGAAAGTAAACACATTCACCTTTCTCTTTGATTTCCGAGAGGATGAAAGATGCAAGTGCGTCTTCCTCGGATTTTCTTCTATTTGATTTTGGTATTTCTATTGTCAACATACTGATTTATTTTTAGCGTCCAACCATTTGTCCCGTCTTTCTCTACACGCCTCTAAGGTAGGCGCACAACAAGCAAAGAGTTCACCACTTTCAGTACGGTAATCGTACTGGTACATTCTCACTCTTTTACCTCTCAACCTGGTGTTGTAGGTAGTGTAATTCTCTTTGCCGGGCTGGCATACGCTGCAACCGTTTACATTTATTGAGTTCATAATTCAAGTAATTGTTTCGTTTTATCCACGTCTACAAAACTCGTCCACCCTGCTTTATGCAGCTTTATAGCTGCCTCTCTGATTGTGATTTTGCCACTCTTGACACTTTCTTTCAAAGATTCTAATACATTCTTCATTCTTAATTCATTTTTACGTTCAATCTTTCTTCACTCGTATAAGCCACTACAAGCCCTGTTTCATCATGCTGTATGGTGATGTACTTTTCACCCCTCTCTATAGTAGAGAAGTCATAAGGGGTTACCATCTTACCCAATACCTTGCCCAGTTGCTTCATCAGTGGGGCTTCAGGGCTGATAACTAAAACTAAATCTGCTTTCATAATCGTGTATATTGTGGTAGCCATAAGGCTACCGGATTAGAACTCAACCAATATCAATCTTTCTAAAGAACCTGATGCTTTCACCCACATATGATTATGTCCGAAACCATAATCGAAAAACAGTTTAAAATAAGGGTGTCTTACTATTAAAGAGCTCATACAGCCTCTTAACTCGTCTTCTGACATACAAGAAGTTATTTCATTGATAATTTGAACGAAAAGGTGTAAAACTTCTGGTTCATTATTCAATAACGGTTTTTCTATAACTGCTTTTAAAAATATATTTTCTTTCATATTCTTCTATATTGCGCAGGGCTTTCGCCCTGCCGATTTATGTTAATGCGTTTTATCCTCATGTAATAACTCGCAGTAAACTGGTGTTGTGGCATCTGTGTGCTTATTGGCTATAAGAACCTCATTACTATCCCAGTTAATATATACCTGTGTAGCAAATGCACCGAAAAACTGAATTTCTTTCGTGCCAAACAATACCACCGCGTCATCATTTACATTTGCAAGTGCTGCAATTAATTCTTTCTTGGTCATATTCTTTTTTGTTGCGCAGGGCTTTCGCCCTGCTGGTTATTATGCTATCTTTAGCTCTTTAAGTCTCATATCTACGAATGATTTCAGCTTGCGAGTATCAAATAGTGGACTTCTATACCCATCTTTGATAAGCTGTATCATTTCTTTATAACCAACCTTACATACAACCTCTGTCTTCATGCTGTTATCATAAATAGCAGAATTGCAAGCGGTTATTGTGAATGCCATTGTTTTGTAACCTTTATCCTTCTTCATGATAGATGCAAACAAATACATATATACAGCATTTTTCATGCTATTCAAGGCATCTTCTTGACTGGCATTTACCTTTCTACCACCTAAAAAGTCACCACATTCAATTTCTTGACCTTTTTTGATAATAGACAATGTACTGATGTACATTTTAATATCTGTTGCTTTCATATCTTCTATGTTTTAATTGTTAGTAATATTGGTTTCTTTTATATAGCTAAGATACTGATTATTAGCGATGTGTACAAATATAATCATCTGATTAACAGTGAGTTAAACTTGATTTAACTTAAAGTTGGATATTGACATGTTCATTTCAGTCGCGCTTTGTATGAATACCGTCCAATGATATGTGCAATGCTTTTTCATATATCGACTTATCACAATTAGAAAATAATCGTTAACTTTGTTCATACTTTTAAAATTATAGGTGCATGAAAAAAATTGTGACTTTATTTGCAACCGTGCTTCTGTTATACGGTTGTGGAAGTGTTCCTTTGACAGGCAGGAAACAGATGCTGCTTGTATCCGACTCCGAAGTGCTTTCATCAAGTCTGACCCAGTATTCGGAATATATCAAGTCGGCACCGATATCAAGTAACGCGACGAAGAAAGCGATGGTGACACGTGTCGGAAAGAAAATAGCCGCTGCCACGGAACAATACTTGGAAAATAATGGAATGTCCGGTGAGGTGAGGAACTTCTCATGGGAATTCAATCTGGTTAAGGATAATCAGGTGAACGCTTTCTGTATGCCGGGAGGCAAAATCGTTGTGTATGAGGGACTGATGAATCTGGTTTCCTCTGATGACGAACTGGCTGTAGTTATCGGACATGAAGTGGCGCACGCTGTGGCCAAGCATAGCAATGAGCGTATGAGTCAGCAGCTGGTTGCACAATACGGAGCGAAAATTTTGGGGGAGGCTCTCAGTGGAAAGTCCGCCGCCATACAGAAAGCCGGGAATATAGTCTATGGTCTTGGAGCACAATACGGTGTGATGCTTCCATTCTCACGCAAACATGAAACCGAGGCTGACTATATGGGGCTTATTCTTATGACGATGGCTGGTTATAATCCGAATGTGGCCGTCACATTCTGGCAGAAGATGTCGGCGGGCGGATCGGGTTCAGTGCCAGAGATCATGAGTACGCATCCGAGTGACGCAACACGTATTAGTGACATAAGGAAACATTTGCCGGAGATGAAGAAATATAAGTAAGCTTTAGAAAGTTACTGTAAAGTATTTGAAAAAACTTTAGAGAATGGTACAAAAAGGCGTGAAACCAAATGGAATCACGCCTAAATTATAATAAAACTCTTAAAAAGGTGTACATAATTACCAATCCTTAATTCTCTAACATCAATCATAATAACGCTGCAATCTTACGCACCTTATTAATTCTCTCCATAAACCTGTTGTCTTTTTTTGCCATTTGCAAATTATAAGATGTTTGCATTTTGAGCAAAGGTTCCGCATCTAAATCTAACGCGGCTTCTAGGAGCATAGCATATTTTGTATTTAGTGAACGCTTTGCATTCAGAATTTCATTTAATACAGTATAAGACACACCCATCTCTTTAGCAAGTTTCTTTTGAGAAATACCCCTAAATTCAATTTCATCTTTTAATACTTCTCCCGGGTGTGTCGGTTCAAAAGGAATTAAGTTATTAGCTATCATTTTAGGGTCTACGCCATCTATTTTAATCATAACTTTCTATTTATAATGGTTAGACAATTCAATTATATTACAGATGGTAGTCACTACTTCACCTTGCACCTCTGTGGTTGTAAATTCAATACGATATTGATTGTTTACTCTAACAGAGCAAAAGTCCTTTTTGTCCCCTGATAATTTTTCAAAACTCAGCCCATTGTATTTACAAAGTGAAGTTACATCAGGGACACTGATTATTATATCTATACAACGTTTATATCTACGTACGATATCAGGTTGAAAACGATGCTTTTTATCATTCGCCTTTCCAAACTCATACAATTCTTTCAGATACTCTTTATCAAACGTTACTACCATCTCATTTGTTTCTTTAATGCAAAGATAGCATTTTAATTTTATTCATTCGCATTTTTGCGAATAATTTTCTTAAAAAAAAATTAGCGACAACTCCAAAGAATCACCACTAACTATTCTATTTTTCTTATCACAAAATTGTGAACTACCGCTAAAGTAAAGATTTAGGGGGCTTCAAATACGATTTTCAATAAGCCAAGAATGCTGGAGCCACGCAAATTTGGCATAAAGTCTGATTGGGAGCTTTCATAGAGCTATATTTCCCATTAAGTGCATTTCTTTTTAAGTATTTCAACACATTCTTTATCCCATCATCGAAACCATGCTTATACCCTTTAGCGTATTCTCCAATGTTATATACCGCCATTGCCAACACAAACAGGATGATACCTACAGGCTTATACCAACTGGGAAGTGATATAGAAAACGGCTTAAATGTAATTGTGAGATCTCCAACCCATAATAGGGCGATAATACATATGATTGTAAATATAATTGTTTTCATAATCAATATCTTTTTCCGTTCAACTTAGGTCTTAATTCGTTATATCTTTGTTTCTGCTCAATATGCCATAGCAAATCTATGCCAAGATGTTTGGCTAGTGCAAAGATTGAAAATATCATCTCATTTACAATCGTAGAAAGATACTGGTAATCTACAATTGGTTTGGTAAATATGGAATATATCGCTTCCGTGAAACTCAATTTGCTGTACATACAGGCAATATCATCCATATATTCGGAGTTAATATCATTACTAGCAGATTCAAGGCTTATTCCTCGAAATCCTGCAAGGTCAAGCAGGCGTATAACCGCATCACTTAGTTCGTCTGGAAGTGTGTCTTTTACATTTTTTTCAAAGGAACACTTAAATCGCTTTTCTTCTTCCACTAATGCAGGATAGCGATTATAGTCCATTTCAAAACGTGATTTACATTTCTTTCCTAATCTTCCCTTTCTTTCCGCTTCCACAGCTTCCATAAGCTCGGAAATGACAAGACAAAGGCAGTGTTCTTCACTAAGTCTTTTATCGTGGAAACCATGCTCACAAGCTGTCTTATAAGCTATATTCCGTAGTTCGTTCAAATTAATATTTTCCATAATCATATAAGTTTTAATGCTTCCTGTAAACCTGCTTCAAGTGCTTCCTCGTAGGTATTATAACGGATAATAGGCCTGTCAGACAATCCTATCAAGTCATGTCTCGGAATTGTCAGTATATCATACGTCCAATAGTTTTCATACATATAGGATATTTCGATATGCAGGTTCTTGGTTTCACGTAGCCACTTTTGTGCAACGGATTGAGTAGGATGGGAACATACTTTTATTGGTAACTCGCTATTTGTTCTATTAGTACCATATTGTCTACCATCTTCAATATTCATAGCAATCATACATGGTTCATTAAACCCTTTCTCTTTCAGCAACTTCGCTGTTTCTAATGTTACAAGTTCTTCGGTCATAACTATTTTATTTTAGGTTTTTCATTGTATTCTTTGGCGTTTTTAGCTTTTTCACACGCTTGTCTTTTCATAGCTGTAGGACAATCACAATTCCCACATCTACCATTATACCAACAACAATATTCACACTGGTGCATCGTTCATTTCTGTTCCATTTTGAATTATTCATCTTGAAAATCGTCAATCTCAAACTCCCAATCCATTGCATCCTCTTGTCGGATATTATCTAATAACCATTCATTTGCATTTTCAAGCTCATCATCCCATTCAGGTACATCCCCACCTTCATCATAAGCTTTAGCTAATTCATCATAAACTTTGTCAGGGACTTCAACATCACTAAGTCCAACTCTATAAGTTACCTTGATTGTTAAATCTTTAATCTTCTTCATTTCTTTCTCGTTATTAATTAAACTCTTTGATTAATTTCCATTTCTTACTGAAGTATTGTATCTTCCAATTTGGATGACAATTCAGCTTTTTCCCTTTATTATCACCCTCCAAGAAATATATATCAAGATTAGCACTACTGTTATGACCAACTATTATCCCCTTATCACCACGTATTTTAACATTCATCCCTACATAAGCAAAAGGGATATTTCTGTACTTAGCATTATCCTTAAACGCCTGTGTCGTTTTTGGGCTATCAACACGGCACAAGATAGATAAATAGCAATCATCTGCACAACCATCCAACATACGTATATAGGCTTGCTTTGCTTGTCCAGCAGATGCCGCATAAGTTCTCCACCAATGTTTACCATCAAGAGAGCATTTATAGTATCTTGGAATTACTTTCTTATTCATTTCTTTCTGCGTTATTAGTTAATTGGCAGTTTCATAAAGCACATCCATATTGTCTTACTCTGTCTTCCGGTAGTATGTCCGAAAAGAGGTTTGAACGGGATAACAGACAAAACTTCCGCAGCTTTTATCTCACTCTCATTCCATTTGAATACAAGAGTGCCGTAAGGCTTCAAGACGCGCATACATTCATCAAAACCGCTTTTTATCATTTCTTGCCAATTATCCGGAAGCCTACCATATTTCTTTGCCATCCATGATGTTTTGCCATCCATGATGTTTTGCCAAGTGTTTTCAAATGTGGCGGGTCAAACACGACCATGTAGAAAGAGCTATCCTCAAACGGCAAGTTGGTAAAATCGGCTATTATATCAGGTTTTACTTCTATAGTTCTGATTTTATCTCTGTCCTTGGCAGTTACTATTTCCGATCTCTTATCAACGAATAAGGCAAGAGGATTATGTTTGTCAAACCAAAACATCCTACTGCCGCAACAGGCATCTAATATAAGTTTTCCATTTTCCATTAAGCTATTTCTTTTGATTTCTTCAATCTCAACTTTCTCAATACTTTGCAAAGTGCTTCAGTATTTTTTCTCGCTTGTGTAACCTCCACCGCATTCCCGATAAATTTCTTTTGGTCAGCTTGTGTGCCTATTAAAACATAATCTTCAGGGAATCCCATAATCTTTTTGAGTTCCGGAATGCGAAGCATCCGCATTTTAATATCCACTATGCCATACAGTGCCATGAACTCCTTTATCTTCACGGTCATAGGACTATCATTGTCGTAGATTTCAATCGCTACCTGACCGCTTTCTGTTGCTACCAGATAGGGCGGTATCTTATCCATGCGGGCTATTAATGTGAAGCAGGGGCTATCAACAGAGCCGCCAGCACTGTTGAACTGTGGATTCATCAGATAGTGCCATTTCCTGTTTGCGGTAATGGTCTGGGAGGGTTCCTCTATACTGCTACCTACATTTGAGAATGCAGTATTCATTATCCACGGCTGGCATGTTACCAAGTTTTGTTTCGGTGTTGTGGTAACAGCGGGGCATGGCGAGTTTATATCAGACACCTGACCACCTCCAGAATATTGATTCATAAAAAATGGAGATACAAGGGAAAGTCTGTCTTTAGTCAGAAGTGTAGGACAAGGCTGATTAATATCCTTTCCTGTATCCTTAAAGTTATAAGAACACATAAATCGGCTTTCAATTAAAGCCATCCTGTCCTTCGTTGTGACCGTTGGAGCTGGAAGGTCTACCGAATGATTATGTCCATTTCCATAATAAGCAGAGACAAAAACATGGTGGTCTTTGCAGGTGATTGCACCTGCCGGTTCTTCTACAGACACATTCTTGCTTTCGGGATGTCCGCTGAACTGTTTGGAGAGGAAACTTACCTGTACCTTTGCAAAGCGGTTTTCAGTAGTCAACACTCCGCATGGTTCATCAACTGATTTGCATGTGTCTTGAGGGCGAACCGTATTGTAACGGGAAAGGAAAGCATCCTTTCCTCCGGCTACAAACTTGATAAGTCCAGCATAGATACGTTCAAGCGTTTTCTCTGCAAGAGGCTTTTCCCTGAAGATGGTAGTTCCTTCATCAGAGAAATCAAGCACATCTTTTACCGGCTTCCACTTCTCCAGCCGCGAGAACATATCTTGCCTACCACCTTTACAGTGGGTCGGTTCTGGGAATACTATCGGCAAGTTCTTTTTAGCAAAGATGCCGAAGAAGCGTTTTCTTGTGGTGTAGGCACCGAAGTCGGCAGCATTTAAGATGCGGTGCTCAAAGTTGTAACCGTACTTCTTGACATTGCGCACCCACTTTTGATAAAGCCGGCCTTTGTCCATGCTGATAGGTTTCCCATTCTCATCCATATCTCCCCATGACATAAACTCTTCTACATTTTCAATCTGAATGTAGTCAGGGTCTATAACATCAATATAACGGAAGAGATGTTCTGCCAACGTTCGGCTGTCGGCATCTCTCGGCTGACCGCCTTTGGCTTTCGAGAAGTTGGTACACTCCAAAGAAGCATGAAGCATTATCATGGCATCAGGGTATAGCTGACGGATACGTTCTACAATAGTGCTTATCGGGGAAAGTTCCAGTGTACGGATATCCTCAATAAAGTGAAGTGCATCAGGGATATTGGCATCATGTGAAAGGATGGCATTCTTGTCATGGTTCACACAGCAAACAACCTTTCCACATCTATTTCCATCCAATCGTGCTTCTTCCACACCTTCGGACAAACCGCCGGCACCACAAAAAAGGTCTATTACGAACAATTCGATATCGGACAGACCTTCTAAACTCCTTAGTATTTCTTTTAATGATTTCATAATTTCTCCTTTCTAAACAGATGGTTAAACGCATTATCCAAATCCAAGTCCAGATTCAGTTTGGACGGGTTCTGAATTATTTTTTCCGTTGAATTTTCTTTGCCATCTGTCGCAACTGTCTGGCCTTATCTAGCGAACGTATGCCTCTACAATTGTCTTCAATTATTAAGGCCGCTTCTTTTAACAGTCTGAGCAATCGTACTGTATCTGTCTTACATATTTCCATTATTCGCTTGCTATAATGATTACCACCTTGTTCTTGACATCAAACCTGTAAACAGGTAATGGTACGGATGTTCGGACATATTCCTTATTTTCAGATTTCATATAATATCGGGAAAATTCCACAGAAGCCTCTTCTCTGTTCACCGCTATTATCGAGATATAGTTATCTTCGTCTATTTTAAAGCGATAATAATCCATGCCTGCTTGTTTTATAATATCATTGGCCTCCCTGTACCTGGATATGCTCAACCGGCTGAATGGAATTGAATGAAGTGATATCATCTGATCAATAGCTAACTTTGTACTGTCATACAGGTTTATCCCGTCTTCAGGTATTGTATAAATCTGCAAATTCAAGCTGTCGGCCTGTTTATCCGCACCTATAAGAAGATTATTAATCCAACGACTGATATTGACGCCTTTTGCTTTCTGACTCTCTATCATCTGCGCCACATCCGGAGTCGGTCTAAAATTGATTATTTCTGCCATATATTAAATGTATTACGATTATTACATAACACAAATTAATATGACAACTGTAATACAATGGTTATCCAAATTCCAAAATATACACCAATATTGTCAGTCTTCATGCCCTTCCTCTCCTTCTTCATCGACAGTCGGATCAGGCAAGTTTCTGTACCTTGCATTGAGCTGGGCTATCTTCTGCTCCGCTGAGAGATCTCGTTTTGCGTTTTCTTTAAAGTCTACGGACGAAAGAGACGGCATGGCATATTTGATAATTCGGGAAACAGCAAGCACTTTATCACTAGGATCATCAATAGCCTCTATTATCTCCCCCATACTCTCAATAAACGGAGCCAGTTGTTCCATAAGCTTGTTTCGATAATGACGGACAGTCCTGTATCCTTTTTTAACTCCCCCCACCTTTGGATGTCCTATTGTAAATTTACCATTTTCATCATGAAGAGGCTTTGTGTTTTCCTTAGTGCAAAGATGCAATAATTCCGGACGGGCAAACATGGTAATCCCATTGTCAAGTTCCACGCATATATTATCGTCCGACTCAACTTTGACAACCGTGCCTTTCCATGAGGTTCCATCAAGAGCCACCTTGTCCCCTTCCTTATACAATATACTTCCGTCTTGCATTATATCAACATGATACAAATGTAACTGATTACTTTTGATATTAAATAATAAAGTGCAATTTACGATTTATGGGACTTTTATCCAGGGTTCTAGGCGGCAATAAAGCCTATAAGGAATCAATCAAAGATCTTCAAAAGGCGAAGGATCTTGAAATGAACTATTATCAGGAACAGGCTTACGCTGATCCTCTTCAGGACAGTGCGAATCAGGCGGCTCTGCGTCAAGCCAGAGAACTGCTGATGGCAAACAACAAACGGACAGCAGGAAGCGCCGCTGTAACAGGTGCTACAGATGAGAGCGTTGCCTTGCAGAAGCAGGGAGCCAACCAGTCACTTGAAAATATTACGGCCGGAATAGCCTCAACCGCCACTGCCAAAAAAGATCAGGCCATGAAAAATTATCTGGATGCAAACCGATCATATACGGAGGCTATCAATAATGTGAAACAACAACAGGCCCAACAGGAATCATCGGCATTAGGAGGTCTTCTCAATACAGGTATAACGGCTGCGGCCACTGTTTTCGGTGGCCCCATAGGCGGTGCTGTAGCCAGTCAAATCACTAAAAAGGAATAGCAGGTATGGCAGTTACGGACAGATATACCAATTATCAAAAAAGAAAAGAAGCTGCCGGCATTGTCAATCCGGAGGAAGAGCGGCAGATCCATGATGAGTCTGTGGCGAGACAAGCTGAGGAAAACGCACGGGAACAGTTGCCGTTACGTCCCACGGTGGCTGTTCAAAAACCTGCGACGAGTGTGTCTACAGTCAATACCGTTCAAGAACGGGAAAATGCGGACAAGCTTCCCGTCCAGCTTCCTGGTACAGAAAAGCCGTGGCAGGAAATGAGCGCACAAGAAGCCTATGCGGCTCATCCCCAGCTGTCACCGGCCGCATACCTGTCAGGAGTGGCTTCTTATCGCAAGCAAAAAGGACAAGAGGGATTATCTTACACCGAACTTGCAGAAGCCTTGAGAGGAAGGGACCCGTTACAAAGCGAGGAGGACAGGATTAACGCCGAAAGACGTTTACGTGCCGCCGAGAGCATCAATGCTGTAGGAAGTGTTCTGGCCAATCTGGTGAATGTGGTAAGGACACGAAGAGGCAATCCGTCAATGAATCTTTCAGGAGCCGGACGTGAAGGCCAAGCACGTATTGACAGAATACGCCAATACAGGGACAATCTGTCACGTCAGAATTATCAGGACTATATCGGAGCGATCGCACGTGACAGGGCCGAGCAAGCGAGAATAGATGTAGAGAAGGCCCGTCAAGACCGATGGAAGGCACAACAAGCAGCAGCAGAACGGGAATACAACTGGAACACATATAAGTTTGAAACCGAGCAGGCTGCAAAAGCGGCAGAATCCAAACGTAAGGCGGAAGAAAACGCCGCTAAACAGGCGGAAATCGAAAGACATAATAAAGCCACAGAGGGAATCAGTCTAATGAGAATAGATAATGATTCTCAAAAGCAAAATGGCAAAAAAAATAAATATCCTTCATATCGCATAAGTGGGAAAAAAGGCTTTTCCGGCAGTACAAGAGCCTATAACCTGAATAAAAATGAAGATGTCGCACTAATGTATAACGATTTGGAAAAAACATTTGGCCTTGAAGCGGATAAACGCCCCAAATCCATAAAAGGCATGAGAGATTATATTCTCTCCATTTATGGGAAACAGCAAAAAGTGGAAAGCGGAGAAGCGTTCAATCCCTCTTCAAAACCGGAAAACAAATCATGGTCATTGAAGGGGAATAATAGTTGGTCACTAAAATAACATGAATCATGCAAGATAATAATACAGCCAGAAAGAAAGTATATGACGTATTAAGGGATAAAACCGGATACTCTGACTCATATGAGGATTTTAACAAATTCATGGATGAAAATGAGGAAGCCAGAAAGAAAGTATATGACGTATTAAAGGATAAGACCGGATACTCTGACTCATATGAGGACTTTAATCAATTCATGCAACCAGTTGATTCCTCTGTACAAATACAGCAACCTAACAACACCCCTCAAACTCCAAAGTCTGATTACTTTCAAACAGGCAACGGATATGACCCTGTTTCAAGAACATATTCAGGTGGTGTCGGAACACAGGAGGAAGCGGACAGGATTTTTGATATGAGAAACTATAATCCCAGCACACGTCCCGGCTTACGTGAACAAGTGCATTCAAAAGACAACTTTCAGTTTATCCCCCCCTCCACATCGCAAATGGAGTCAGACAAGGCGGAGGTTTCAGCTAGATATCAATTTTCTCCGATAAATTTGGGAGAAAGATTGAAAGTAGATATGGACAAAGGAAAATTGGACAAACTATTTACGGTTGAAGAAGAAAGCCGCTTGGACAAGGAATATACCCCGCGTTCCATATCGTCCATGAATGATGTATATAACAACTATCGTGACAGGTTTGCCCTGACAGAAAGAGGAAGACAGCTTTCGGAAGAAATGGCCGGAATACAGAAGGAGATTCAAGACAAATATGCCAACCGGTTTCTTGCCTCAGACGAATACAGGAAGCTGTCACAACAATATAAAGGGAACGAACTTAACCAAAAAGCAAACGAAGCGTTTCAGAAGACCTACGGAGAGGTCATTAGCAAGGAATTGGAATCATATCAGGACGTATACAATAAAGAGATAACTTCACGTTACGGTACAGACATGAAGCGTGATCTTGCCGGATTTGTCAAAAAGAGCGTAGGCTCCCATCTTAGCACCCTGACCAATGAAGTAAACAAAGACCTTGATGACATAGAGGAAAAGATTACCAAACAAAAGAAAATACTAAGAAACGATTCCGGTAATGCGATGGTGAATGCCAGAATGAATACAAGGGAAGATCCTACATTAGCACAGTACCGAGGAGAAAGGACTTATCTGGAAGGGGCGAAAGACCTTATTGATGAATCGAACAATATTATAGAGGAAGCCGGGAAGAAAGGAAAAACAAACTTTTTTAGCGGTCTAGCGCGTGGTTTCGCCGATACCGCATTTGATCCCAAACAATGGACTTTAGGCATATCCGACATGATAGGCGGCATCCGTCTGAAAAATGTGGTGGAGAAAGCGGATAAAGGAGAAAAGCTCTCACCTTCTGAAGAGAAGTTGCTTGACGCCGCTGTCACCAACATGGCGGTCAACGCCTATTATTCCTCCGATTTGGGAAGAGGATACAAGGCTGGACAAACCACAGGAGCCAGTATCCCGTTCATGCTGGAATTCGCCATAAACCCGATATCGGCGGCAGGTGAGGGAATAGCCAAAAGCATTCTAAAATACGGTATGAAGAAATTCGGCGCGTCCGCCATGAAAAAAGGAATGTCAAAAATGGGGGCACGTCTTGCCGGAGACGCTTTGGCCGCAGCAGGAATGGAAGGAACAACAGGACTGGCGCGTGTCACCGCAGGAGCACAAGACAGAATGATGGGGAATATTCTGTTTGATGTTGACAAGGATGGAAACTTGACTTATGGAGGACGTGAAGGAGGAATGGATATGGGTAAAGCCATCGGCAAATCAATCGCTTCCACTTTTCTTGAGAACCAATCCGAGATGATTTTCAACGCATTCAAAGGACTGGGCAAAGGAATATGGAAGAATGTGGAAGAGACCGTTCCCGGTGGCGCAAGTGAATTCATGAAATATATAACGAACAGCAGGGCCGGTAAGCTATACAGGGAGATAAAGGACAACCCTACTTTCAAAGAAGCCGCAAAAAAAGCGCAGTTCCACGGGCTACCCGAAGAATATATGGAAGAGGTGTATAATAATCTTGCAAATGTCCCGTTAGGTGAAATGACCTTGGAAGAAGCCACAGACCTTGACAACAATATAGACACATTCCTTGGACTGGCTCCCACTTCCGTCGCTTTCGGCTTATTAGGACTTGGAAGCATGGGGGCTGAAAGGGTAAGACACCGCCAGAAGATGAATGCGGCTTTCGGAAACATGACCAAAGAACAACAGGAGAAACTGTCCGAACTGGAACGTATGTCAAAAGAACGTGGCAATGACGACATAAGGATTTTCATCAAAGAAACCATGAATGACGGTAGCCTCAGCAAGGAAGAGAAAAAGGCCGAGATAGAATATGCGTTTGACATTGCGAAGAACAATGCCATGGAGGACATTGCAGGAGAGCAGACCCGTGAGGAGTCCGAAAAGCGCACGGCAGCACAAGAAGAAGGAACGGATATCTATACAACTCATGATCCAGTAGCCATGCGCACGACAGTCCTCCGTGAGGAAGTTTCCCGTGAACGCCTTTCATCCGTACTGGATGATGAAGCCATAGATGCGCTTGCCGGTGCCAATGACGCCCAACGTGCGGAAATGCTGGATGTCATGGACGAAGAGACCAGACGTTTGGCTACGGACTACCTACGGCAGAAAGACCGTCATGACGCAGTTGAGGACGCATTGGATGAGGCTCATGCTTCCGAATATGAACAGGCGGCTGTCAAAGTCCAGCAAATGTCTCCCCAAGGACAAGTTGTCACTATTCCGTTAGGAAGATTCGGAGACAAGGAGCACAGTTACGGAGTTGTCATAAATGGTATAGATGCCACTGGGCAACCCGGAGAAACAGGCACACTCATGGTAGTGCCATTGGAAAACGGTCCAGAAGGTCCGATATTCGCCTCATTTGATGAGAATAATGCCAAGACTGTAAGAATCAATGCAGACACAGAGATCTCAATGGTCGGACGGGATCAAGTTCTTGAACAAATGCTTGGCGCATACAACGCCGATGCCGCAATCATGGAAGCACAGCCCATATCCGCAGGACAGACATTCAGCATAGCGGATGATAATGGCACAGTGACCGGCATTTCTGTTGTTGGTCAGGATACAATGGGCAATTGGTCCGTACTCATGGAAGGAAGTCGGGAGCCGGTTTCTGTCAGCGATGAACAACTCCGGGCCATGAAAGACAATGTGGACAAAGCCGGAATACGGACTGAATACGCACAAGAGGATGAAAATAGAAGACAGGAAGAGTTAATTCGGAAATTCAGTCCGGAAGTACTTGCATTACAACCCGAAAAAGGTGACAAGATATATACAGGAGGCAAAGAGATAGTACTTGATGAGGAAGTTCCCGGCGGATGGTCCGGGAAGATCATAGACAACAACGGTAATGAAACAGGTTCCGTACTCGTGACAGAAGAGCAATATTTCAAATACAAACAGTCGCTATTTGACGCACAAAGAAAAGATGATGCGGAAGCGGCTCCGGAAATCGGCGCCTCCTATATCACTCCAGAAGGAGAAAGTATGACCATTATCGGTTTTGATGAGGAAATCGGAGGTATGTTTGTCGTTCCAACCGATGAGTACAATGAGGTCAAAAGCGATGAGGTATCAATGAATATATTGGAAAATGAAGCATACCAGTTAGGTGCGGTTCCCGTCCAAGAGTACACCGATTGGGTGAAAAAATCCAAGAGTTCAACAAATGAAACCGCTCCTGAAGGAAAAGAGATGGGAAACCAACCATTGCAGGAAAGCACAGAGAGTCCGACTTACGAAAAATCCGAACTGGACAAACTTATATCCTCCTTTCCTAAAAAGAAGGACGGAAGCATTGATTATGAATCTCTGACGCCACAGCAGTCATTCCAATACACAAATCTGACAGAATCACTTGAAACCGCTCTGGATGACTTGAGAAAGGATATAGAGGCGAGTGATGCACAGATAGCTAAATTGAATGAATCCCTGTCATCCGCCACACGGGGAAAAAGAAATGAGATAAGGGACGCTATTAGAGAAGCAAAAGCGGAGAATGAAGAAATAAAGAATTTCTACAACTCTGTCATACCCATAACAGAAACTAATAATAACCAAACAAATGGAATATCAGAAAGCAGTAAGACTGGCACGAATGGAAATGACACAAATGAGCCCGTACCAGTTTCAGAAACAAGCGAACAAGGCAAAGAAAGAGGAACTGAGAAGAGACCCGAAGCTAAGGGAACAGGTGAAGAACGCATGGGACCAGAGGGAATTCCGGACACTGGCAGGAAAAATAGTATTCAGAAGCCTGCTGCGAAAATATCTGAGTCAATAACGGATACGGAGCTTCCGGAAAATCCTCTTGTTCAGGAAATTCTGTCACGTACCGAGCCGGAAACTTTGGAAGAGCTTGCATCCTTGGTACTGGGAAAATCCCTGTTCCTGCAAATGACAGGAGAAAGAAGTGTCAGAAACATGACTGGCTTAAGTCACAAAGACCTGACGCCATTTCTTTCCATCTTCAGAAAAAAAGAGAAGGGGGGTATGACCGTAGAAGAAGCCGGAGACAGACTGATAAGCATCGCCCATGAAAGTTATCCGGCAATAGTGGCGAAAGAAGGACTGGAAAATGACAATACCGGCATGGCCGGCACAAACGCGATCCTATCCGTTCTACAACAAAGCCGAACTTTTGGTGATATCAGCAATATGATAAGAAACAACAGAACCGAAGAAGCGCAACGCGCCATAGATGCGGAAAAAGAATATGAGGATGAACTAAAAGAACAATTCTACCAAGAACAATACCACATGTCTCCGGATGAATATGAAGCATGGGTTAATGATGAGGCCTTTTCTGAATCAAATGTCTATTCGAATGAAGAAAAGTCTGAATTTTATAATACATTTGCCGATAAAATAATAAAGCAACAAGAATATGACAACAGAAGAGAGAATCCAACTGACGAAGGAATCGGAACGCGTAAAAGCGATGAGCAAGGAGGAATATTTGGCATACGCGAAAGAGGCGATGCGGTTCTGCAAGGAGAAAAACCTGTTCATGCCGTCGGAACTGAAGGATATCAAGGAAAATCCGGACAAATGGAAGGACAGACTGATGAAGGACTGCATCCTCAGAATGACAATGTACAAGATAACACATCCACAAACAAACTCCTAGACCATATCGCGGAAGCACGCGAAATGGTCGACACCTCTCCTACTGAAGCGCAGAAGGAAGCCGGGAACTATAAGAAAGGTCACATTAAACTTGATGGATATGATATTACCATAGAAAATCCGAAAGGATCCGTCCGTAGCGGAAAGGATGCCAACGGACAGGAATGGAGCATTACCATGAACAACGACTACGGCTATATCCGTGGCACGAAAGCCGTGGACGGTGACCATATAGACATCTTCCTGTCAGACAATCCGTCCGAAGGAAATGTGTTTGTAGTAGACCAGCTCAATGAAAAGGGTGAATTTGACGAAAGTAAGGTAATGTACGGTTTTCCGTCTATGGATGAAGCACGTTCCTCTTATCTTGCAAACTATTCTCCCGGTTGGGAGAACCGAATAAGTACCATTACAGAAGTAACGAAGGATGAGTTCTATAAATGGATTGATTCTTCTGTAAAAAAGACAAAGCCGTTCTCTGAATACAAGAGCGTGAATCCTGTGCAACTTGCACCTTCCATAGAATCCGCCAATGCGGACAGAATGAAGGACATAGAAACAAGACTGGCCGAAATAGAGGACAGGAAGATAGAACTGGAGGATATTCTGGTAGAAGCCGGAAATGACTCCGTTGAGAGAGACGCTGTTTTCTCCGAGCAACAGGAACTGAACCAGGAACAGCAGGAACTTGAAGCCGAATATTCCGGCTTACGCGCAATGAATGACGAAAGCAATGAGATACTTACTTCCGAAGGCAGTGACATCCGGTTTCGCGAGGTTGGAAATGAGGAAATAAGTTCTTTCGCCAACAAGCACAACCTTGATGAAGCCGATGTAAAAAAGTACGCACAATCCATGAAAATGAAAAATCTGGGTGGCGCAAGTTATGCTTTCAAATCAATCAGCAGAAATGTGCGTCTCCAGAACTCCAACCTGTCATTAGGGCAATTCGTAAAAGTTTTTTCTCCGATCAAAAAAGAGCTGTATGAAAAGTTCGGTGATGTGGATGCCTTGAGAGATGAATACGTGCAAGAGGAAATGAAAGCCCGTAACATGATGGAAGCCGCCCGTAAACGTGCGGAGGAAGAAGCCGAATCGGAAAAGAAGCGTCTAAAGGAATTTGAACTGATGACGGATGAAGAGATGGATGAGGCCTATTTCAAGGCTATGGAAGAAAATAATGAAGCCCGTATGCGTGACATCATACACGAATCCGCACGAAGAAACGGTTATGTTTCCGCCGATGAATTCAGAATGGCACACCGCGCCCCCTCTTATGATGAGGAAGGAATTGATAAAAACATGGTTGACATTGCCGCAAACAAAGATCAGATACGCGAATCCTTAAATGAGCAGCTTCGCATGAACAGGGATCAATACAAAAATGAAAGTGCCGCCGCAATCAATGAAGCATTGTCTGCCATTGACAAAGGAGAAAAACCGACCGTTACCATCTATCGTGCCGTTCCAAAATCATTGAAAGAAGGAAAGGTAAGAAACGGTGACTGGGTTTCCCTGTCTGAATCCTATGTAAAAGTTCATGGAGAACATGCCTTAAACGGCAATTACAGAATTATGAAGGAAGAAGTACCAGCCGAAAATCTATATTGGGACGGAAATGATATCAACGAATGGGGATATGATGACAGGAGCGATTACCGCTACAAGAATACAAAAAACAACCGAAAACTGAATGACCTGATAACCCGTGACGACAAAGGTAATATTATTCCTCCTTCCAAGCGATTCAATGCAAGAAAAGCGGATGTAAGATATCGTTTTATTGGAGAGGAAGGCGCGTCCAAACTGGATAAGGCAGAGGAAGCAACTACCCGCCTTGATAACCTGAATGTAGCACGAGAGATGGAATCCGCTTTCAATACGAAGAAAGGGCGCATTGAGAAGCTGCGGAAGAGTGAGCCGATAGAGATTACGGGCAAAGAAGTGACTCCAAGCGATGATTTAAAACAGTATAAGAAAAACGCATTGGAATACGGGAAAAATTTACAAGGAGAATATACAAACAAAGACACAGGAAGAACCATTCAATTACAAAGAGGCCGCAAGAACGGTGGTCTAAAAGAAATATTGCAGCACGACACGCTTAACGACACTGTACAAATCAAGAGTGTGGCAGCCATTCCTTCAATTATAGAAAACGCTATATATATAGATAGTTCTGAAAACCAAGACGTACAGAAAAATCCCAATGTAGTGGCTTATCATTATTATATATGTGGGTTGAAAATTGGCAGTGAAGATTATACAGTCCGTATGGTAGAAGCAGAAGAAAAAGACGGGAACCGTTATTATGACCACAAACTCACACACATAGAAAAGGGCAAACTCATAAATGAACTTGCCCTAATAAATCCTTCCTCCTCGACTGAATTGTCTTCAACGCCCGATGCTGGAACAGAAGACCGGAATCGTCCGACGAATAGAGGGGAAATACAAACTGCTCCTATTTCCAATATCAAAGATAAGAAATTAGTTTCTCTTCTCCAAACAAATGAAAAAGAAAATGCTAGGAAAATCAAGCTGGCTACAGGTTGGGAACGTGGGGCTGACGGAAAATGGAGATATGAAGTGGAGGATTTTGAGATTGATCCGAAAGGACTTGCGCGAAGAAACAGACTTTGGTCCAACCTGTCATGGGGCAAAGAGTATGATGCGCTAAGCGACAAACTGTTTGATGGAGTAGAGCTGACGGAAGAAGAGGCAGCCCGTTTTGATGAATTATCAGAAAAGGCAGAAGAACTTCGCGCCACATACGAAGCGAACGACGTGCGTTATCTTGACGATTATGTGAAGGATGAGAATTTGTTTAAGGCGTATCCGGAGTTGAAGCAGATACGCGTGGAGATATACAACGCCCCTACAAGCAATACAGGAGCAACTTATTATGAAAGCCAAAACTTGATACGTGTGAATGAGTCTGTCCTAGACAGAGCGGATTTCCGTAGTATCTTAGCGCATGAGGTACAGCATACCGTACAATCAATTGAAGGATTCGCCCGTGGTGGAAACAGTATGACTTATAGAAAACACCTTGGCGCATTAAAAGAAAAGCGCGATGCCTGGTCTATGATTGAAGAGTTTGCTGACAAGCGTGAGGAACTTGGAGAAGACGCTTCACAGATGGATGTTTATAATGCTTTGGTAAATGAATATCACTCAGATGGATTCGAGTTTGGGGATGGCTTTATCCCCAGCCGTAATGCTTTTGATAAGGGATTCAATCTTTGGGTACGGGGTTATGATAAAGAGGGATATGAGGATGCTTATAATGAGTATCAATCTCTTATTGAAAAATTTGGACTTGGTGGAGAAAACGACAGATACAATGAACTTTCAGGTGAAGTTGAAGCACGTAATGTACAATCCCGTATGAATATGACACCTGAGGAACGCCGCAATACTCTTGCTTCGGAAACGGAAGATGTAGCACGAGAAGACCAGATATTTATAAACGACGCTTTGGAGGCTTATGCTTCTGTGTCTGCTCCCATGAATACAGCAGTGAATGAACTTTCTGAATCTCTTCATACACCTATAGAAAAAATCACTTCCGAAGACCAGCTTCCACAAGGCGAGGCGCGCAGACGTATCGAATCGGGAGCCAACATCAAAGGATGGTACTCACCAAAGGAGAACAAGGTATATCTATATATGCCAAATACAACATCCGTGGAGGACGCACAGGCGACTATATTCCATGAGGTGGTGGCACATAAGGGATTGCGTGAGCTGTTCGGAAAGGACTTCGATACCTTCCTTGACAATGTATACAACAATGCCGCACCATCAATCAGACAGACCATCAACCGGATGGCGGAAAATGAGAACATATCCATCCGTACAGCAACAGAGGAATATATGGCAGACCTGTCCGAACGCGGACCGGCTACCTTTGCGGAGCAGTCCTTATGGACACGAATCAAAACCTTCTTTATAGACATGCTCCGTAAAGCGAAAGTGAATCTGGGATTTGAACTGACGGACAATGAGCTGAGATACATCCTTTATGAAAGCCACAACAGACTGAAACAGTCAAACTATCCTGTTGATGTGGCAAAGGAAACCGTCATGCGTTCAAAACTGGGAATTGGTGAGTTCTCAGGCAGTTCACGTACCATCCCGTCTGTTCCTCAGGGAGAGACCTTGTTCCGTATTACAGGAAAGGAAGAAAAGAAGGAGATTATTAAAAATCTGAAAGAAGAGATACGGGAATTGAAAAAGCAATTGGATCAGGCACGAAAAGGAAATAAAGAGGAATACGAGACTGCGTCAAGAGCCATGCTTTCCTTTATAGATCAAAGACTGACCAAGGAGGCGGGAGAAGAAATGGGGCCACATATGATAAAGTCACTGATTGCCCAAGTAAACAAGGCCGCATCAACAAATAAACTCAAGGAACCACTAAATCTTGTTGAAAAGTTGATAAACTATGCCCAATATGACAGTTCGGTGAAAAGGATGCAAAAAATGATAAAAACGAAGCTTTCCGGGCAGGATACAAGAGGCGTATCAAAAGGGATAGTTGTTGATGAGGCTACTAGACGTGTGTTTGACAGTATACGATCCGCTTACAAAGACCTGTTGCTAACAAGCGCTGACAGTGAACTCCGTGCCGTAAGAAGCGAAATTGTAAAACTGGGAAAACTCATAAAATCTGAGACATCCCCTGAAAGCATCACCATACTTACCGGTCAGCAGAATGAAATGAAAAGCCGAAGGGATAATCTATTAAAAGAAAGAGCCGAACTGCTGAAAACTAAAGAACTTGAATCCGTTGAAGAGATACGGAAGCGCCGGGAAGAGCTAGAGAATGCCATGGATGAAGCGGCGGAAGGAACAGGTGTGTTCACACAGACTATGGCCGATGAGTATGATTCTCTTTCCATACGCGAACTATTGGCCGAATCCAGAAAAATGAAACGAGATCTGGACAAACTGGAGGGCGATCTTGTGACCACCAGAAGAGTCGCCTACAACAACAAAGGTGAAGCACGAAAGTTTTATCTGCAGGAGGCTGAGAAAATAGCTGCACAAATACCCGTAGCGCAGGAAGAGTTAATAAGGATGACCGATAATGTGTACAATGAACTGAAAGCACTTGTTGATACCGGGAAAAGCCGCCTTGCCATGCTGAACAAGGAAAAAGCCGCGCACCGGGGAAGAATTGTCAGCATGGGAATAAATGCCGTAAAAGATAAAAGAATAAAAGGCATAAACGAGAAAGAAACAAATATGGAAAAAACTGTGTCCATATTGCAAAGCATCGGTGACTTTATCGCCTATCCCATGTATAGTTTCGATTATCTGCTGAAAGCCATAGACAGGAACCACGCCATAGGAAAAGGTCCCTTATACGATTATTTCATGAAAAGCAGTCATGGAGTGGTGGAAGCCAATGATAGGATATATTTGGGGGTAAAGGCTTACAACAAAGAACTGGAAGAAAAAATAAAGGAGCTGTTCGGAAAATCAATGGAAAATGTATTCAGGGATTCTCAAAAATCAGAAAAAAGGATTCACAAACAATATATGTACGACAGCAATTACCATAAGGAGGGCGACCTGTATGAGGCAAACCTAAACAAAGGGCAAGCGTTCTATGTATGGCTCACATGGAGACAGCCGGACGGAAAGATGAAGCTAGAGGCGGACGGATGGACGGAAGACAGCATGACCGAGATAGAGTTCTTTATAGGCGATAAATACATGAAACTCGGAGAATGGATCACGGACGACTTCTTTCCAAGGCTACGAGAAGAAAGGTACAATCCGGTCCATGTAAGAATGACGGGAACCAGCATGGCTTCACGGGAGAATTATTTCCCTATGGTCATAGCCAAATCCGAAATCCGTGAAAAGGGAGAGCTAGGAGAAACAATCATCGGTATGCCAAGCACAATAACCGGAAACATAATCAACCGTACGATAAATACTCTGAAGGTGGACACTAGCAGAAACGCTTTTGATCTGATGCTAAAATACGGAAGGGATATGGAAACTTGGGCGGCAACGGCTGAGCTGCGCCAGGATCTTAATTTCCTGCGGGGAAGCAAGGCTTTCAAGAACTATATGGAGGCAAACCATAAAGGAATGTTTGATATCTTCATGAGAGCGGCGGAGGTTGCCGTACGAAGTTTCAATGACAAGCAGAAACAAGATTCGCTCAATAACGGACTAAACAAGATATTAAGGTATTGGGCAGGTTCCAATATAGCATTCAGACTCAACACCGCAATGAAGCAGGTGCTCTCCTATCCGGCATTCTCCGCATACAGCGGAAAGCCGGGATATCAGGCTGATTTGTTCAAATACATATTCACCCCGGCAGGAAACATGAAATGGGCGAAGGAACATCTTCCTTCTTTTGAAGAACGGGTTGATACGGGAAATATGGGAATCGAAGCATTAAAGGATGAAAATGCATTCAAAAACAAGCTGGAGAAACTTACCAATGCAGGCATGTATCCCAACAAGCTTATTGATGCGCTGACATGTGCGGCCGGAGCGAGAGCCGTTTACAATTTTGAATATGAGCGTGCGCAAAAAAGAGGTCTGGGCAATGAGGAAGCCGCCAATTTAGCCAAATACAACGCTGAAATAGCATTCAATGAAAGCCAGCAGAGTTCCAGCCCGGAAATGATGTCCCCTATGCAGGCAAGCGGCAATGTGTTCTACAAGGCGCTGACCACTTACCAAAGCAGCAACATAGGATACCAGCGGATGGGTATTGAGGGGCTTCTTGAAATGGCACGAGCAAAAAGGATATACAATCTGAACATTGAATCCGGAATGAATAAAGACGAAGCCCAAAGAACAATGATGGGCAGCTATCTTACCGGGCTGAGGAAAGCCACCTTCGGACTATTTGTAATGGGAGGCTTGTGGGCGGCAGGAGGATACGGTATTGCAGGAATCACAGCACCACTCATATCCAATATCTACGCCATGTTCGGATACGGGGACGGGGATGAGGATTTATGGTTCACTGATGAACAATTGAAAAGCATATTTTTATCTGCTGCTTTAAGTTCCTTGGGAGGAACTTCCATTGGACAGTTTGTCAACGCCATATCACAAGGGAACAAATATGATCCTCTCTCATTCATTACAGAGATGTCAAATCTGATAAGCGAGGCGGTAAAAGACGGATTCAACCTGAATGTACAAAGGGAGCTGGCCGCCAAATTAGGGAAATTTGCCGGATTAAATGTAGAGACACTGGAAAACATTTATCTGGGAGCCGAATCCGCCATAAGGGAAGGACGCCCCGACCTTGTAGATTTTATGTTCCTAATCAACCTTCCCAAATCCCAACGAAAGGAAATGGCCGAGAAACTATACAAGGATATGGGACCTTATGAATATCTGAACAAGATGTATGAGGCTGGAAAACTGTTTAATGACTACAGAAAGAAACTGCCCTATTCAGACGGAACATCTAAAAGGAAAGACTCTGAAATAAAAAAGAAATACATCATCAACAACCTCAATGAAAAAGAGAAGGAAACTTTGAAAAATGAAAAAGAGTTCCTAAAACTCAAAAGAAAACATGACGAAGCCAAAGATAAAAAAGAATGGTTGGAAGAACATCCGGAATACCCAGATATGGAAAAAAAATACAAGAAACAGACTATCACTAAAAAAGTGAGAAAAGAAGTTGAAAAGGTGTATAGACAATAAAACGATAACATTAAAGGGTTACCAATAATGATAACCCTTTAATGTTTATTTATTTCTCCTGCCGTTCCGGCATTCTAGCAAAATTTATTGGTAAACAACACATTATACATATCATTAGACTCGCAAGGCTCCGAGATAAGCAAATCCTCATCCGGGAACATGGCAAAGAAATCATTCCACATATCGGACTCCCATCTTATGTATTCATCATCTCTTCTTCTAATATTTTCCGGGGATATCTCAATTATATGAAAATCAGTCATGCTGTCAAAAGCATATTTGATGAAAATACCCTTGAACATATCATCAAGCTTCTTTAATCTTTCAATGATAAAATCTGTTACCGCATCCATAACCATAGGCTCTCTAACCATTTTTTTCCGGATTTTGTGTATAGCCATATAAGAAAGACTGCTCCAATAACAGTTCCTGTTATATAGGTCATAGCAAGCATATCCATATAAACCTCCTGTCTTATTATAGATTTGCGAGCCATTTCTTTCCAGACTTGGTGTGTGACCAAATAACCAATGCGGAACCTATGACGCTAGTTATTAAAAAAATCGTTGTCAATGCATCCATATTATTTCTTATTTTAAAATTCTATTTGCAAAATTTGCCAATATATAGGTAGAGAAAATACCCAATATGATTGTAACCCAATTCATCTTGTTTGGTTCATTGGTAAATAAGGGAGTTATACCACCTAAAACCAAAGCGGCAAATACCAACTTGGACAAATCGAAGAAATATCCGGCCAGTCTTTCACGTCTGGTTTTATCCTTTTCCTTCACTTCCTTCTTTTCTTCCTGTTGCTTGATGAAATTTCCCATTCTGCATACTTTTTATGCAAAGCTATAAAAAAAGTTGGCAATCACAATGTAAACGCCAACTTTTATAACTGATTTTATCACTTTCCTCCTTTACTCAAAGCCATGGGAGCATGACATCCTCCCCGCTCCCACTCCTTGGCAAGCATCTCACGCAATATCCTGTTCTCCTCCAGCACCATAAGAACCAGTTTCTTCATTTCACCAAGATCTTATTGTTTATAATGAATCTTATTATTTCAACATACCTTCATCTTACCAAGAATCCAATGATATAAACAAGCCACAACATACGAAAGAATAAATGAAATGACAGCTATTACTACCATACTAAAAGTTTCCAACTTATACAAATAATAAAAAGTACAACTAAAGACCAGTATATGCACCAAGTACCATTCATAAGAAATCTTATTAGTAAACATAAATAAGCCATTAATAGGTTTTATATGTAATTTATATATAATCAACAACGCAAACAAATATCCAATCATAGAAGGAATATCATTATATAATTTCCAAATGCCTCCTTTTATTCCAGCAAATCCTGTAAGAGCAACACATATTATACAGACAGGTACTAATATATTAAAATTCAACGAATTGACTATTTTTGCATTAAGTTTATAGCATTTAGCTAAATACATACCTAAAACAAATTCCCAAAGATATTGTAAAAAGAAACTATTCCATACACGCACATCGCTTTTCCCAAGCATCGCTACAATAGTAGTCCATAACAGACTTATCAGCAAAGCATAAATCACCCCCGTAGATTTATTAAATAGTTTCAACAACAAAGGCCATAACAAATAAAACTGAATAATTGTTGAAACAAACCACATCTGCAATCCAAAAGAACTTTCCAAATCATTGAAAAACATTTTAAAAAGGAATACATGACTAAGTACTTGGAGAAGTTTATCCGATGAGGTATTATAAAAAGGAATCAGAGCACTTATCAATATAATTATTATGTACGGCAAATAAACTTTCAAAAAACGTCGTTTCAAAAATTGAATATAAGTAAGCGGTCTGTTTAAATATGATAAATAAAGTCCAAATCCACTACATAAGATGAATACATGTACTCCTGCCCCACCAAAAGATGAAGCAGTCATTAAGAACGGACTTATCGGAAAACTTTGCAACAAATGCATTAACACAATGGTAAAAATAGAGAATCCTCGCAAAAAATCAATAACTTCTAATCTTTGTAGCATAACAGTAATTTATTTAATTCAACTTTTCAATAGCTCGGGAGAGGCTAATCAAACCAATCACATTATTCAGATTCTTTATATATGGTATAACAAACATATATCCAGCTAGGGAAGTAATATTTCATCCCATAGAAAACAAGAAAAAGACTCATAGTTTTCATGTATCTTAAACATCTATCCATCCCACAGCATTTGTCGCAAAAAAGGAAACAGAAACAATGAAGCTATAACCAACCTTTTCATATACTTTATATTTTTTGCACAAAAATACGCATATAATTGTAATTTACAATGTAAATCTCAAGATTTTACATTACCGATTGTTTTTAATAAGATTGTTTTATATTTTTGTATACCTTTGTTATACCTGATTACTAATCATTATTGAACAGGAAGGGCGGCAATCTGGGAAAGACAGCCACCCTTGTCACATATTGGATAAACATACACAAGACCAACCAGTGTGAAAACAAAAAAAAGACGGTCCGAAACTATATCGGAACCGTCCAAATCCTGATGCACATCGCTATGTGCGATGCAAAGATACAAAATTCCATGCAAATATTTTACATTCATGAACAAATCGCTATATTTGTCTCGTCTTTAAATTTTAACACTATGAAGCATTCAATATTACTTACATTCATAATCCTATTCTTAGGTTCATGTGTCAGCAAAAGCAAATATGAAGATTTAGAAATGGAGAATTACAACCTTAGAGAAGAAGTGGACAGACTAAAAAACAAGAATACTGACCTGAACTCTACGATTCTGAACATGTCCCTACAAATAGAAGAACTACAGGAAAGGATTGAAAACGATATTGAATATGCCTCACAGGCTAGAAACGCTATAGAATCCGCAGAATCATCTTTATTTTTAGGGTTTGATAGAATATTTTGGGAATCGGAACTTGACAATGCCAAATCTTGCATGTCTTATATAAAATATGGCTATTAATTTATATAATATGGGAACAATCGAAAGGACACGGGTAATACGCCCTTCTTCAAGAAAAGATAAATCCACCTATAAAGTCGATATTGAAAGACGACAAGAAAAAGACAGTCTTCACCTAACAGTTACTCACGAAAATGACTGCAATTTCAGAAAAGAATATTATTTTTCCGCAAATCAACTATCAGGAAAAAAGTCCATCCACTTCAAATGGAACGGAAATGATATTGTTTGGACCGATGGAATTGTACCGATTCGAATTGTTAAATAAAAAACAATATAGAAAGTTTCATTTTCATGGAATAATGAAACTAGCTTTTCGCTATATTTGCATTATCAATGCTTTCTTTATCGTCCATATATGTCAATGACGTTAAACTTATGACTATAACTCTTTAAAAAAGAATGCCAATGGCAAGACTTATAAAGAGACTACAGTAGTATTTCTATCGCTGCGATACTATCTGTAGGTCTTTAAAGAAAAGAGCAGCGACTTTTTACTCTAAAAACAAGTGGTGGATAAATCCTGCAATCAAATATATAACCCGAAAGGCATTATAGTTTGTGCGCGAGCATCAGGAAGAAATAGCATAGTGGTTCGAACAATGTTACTAACGATTTTTAGGGTGACAATATGAGGTAGGTAATTAGGGAGGGTGGAGGGGCCTCCCTTTTTTGAAGGGGAAAAATAGTATTAAAAACAATTACCAATATCCCAAGGATACTCCTCTCTGATAAACAAGTTTACCTACTAAAGTGTACCCTATAGTAGTAAAATGAGTTCCATCCATTAGTAATTGAGGAGGACATTTACCTTGGTTTATAAATTCAGTGTCTTCTTGAGTAGGCTCCAACCCAGCATCTACCAACCCTTGTTCCACCATATATTTTCTCAGATTAATATATCTAAGTCCAAATGCTTTTTGCATGGCTTCTTCTTGCGTTTTTCTGCTATTTAAATCTCCTGTATGCAGCCCTATAATTATATTTTTTTTAGTAGCAGCATAATTTATAGCCATATTATGGTAATCTACCAGTTGCTCTGGAGTGAAGCTACCTCCAACAGTAAGTCCATTAGTTCCCATCCATATAACAAGAACATCACTATCAACGCCAGTTCTCAAAGCTGTTGATACTACACTATTAGCTGGTATAGTAACAGGAGTACTTTGAGGCGTCACAAGACTCATCATATATCTACCATTATTATCATTATATGATGTACCAGTAAATAAGAGATTACATGGAACATTGTTAACCATTACAGGAGTTATTAAGCCCCTAGTAATATCTTTAAAGGCCCATCTCTGTAATGGAAGAGAATTGTTAGGAGTAAGAGCAGATATTATACCACTATCACCCAGTGTTCCTATCTGAACACCAGAACCATCTGCAGGAAGTACTATTTGATTTTTATTTAATAATACGTTAGAACCTTGTCTTCCAAGTATCATCTCTATAGAATCAGCATCATACCCTCCATTTATAATTTTCCAATTGTTTCCTAAAGCAGAATTAAGAACCTCAGGATATGAAGTTGTTACTCCACTTTGGTATCCTACTGTTAATGAGTCACCCAAACAAGTGATATACTTAACATTTCTGTTTGTATAAACTGTATCTAACCTTTCCACAAAAACCTTCCCGGCATTAGGAAATTCTCTATAATTTACTACAAGAAATGTTGCATTATCTTGAGTAATTTCAATCTCTGATTGAAACAGAGATGACACCATTGGACCTGTTTCTAATACATTTTTAGAATTATCTGTTATATAATAAGGTCTTGCAGCCTGCCATCCATAAGTACTGATTCTAAATTTATCTCCTTTCTTACACGGAATGCAAGTATTGAGAATATTCAAATTTGGATTACTCCACGTGTTTATAAAACCAATGGTTGGATTGACCTCCCAATATCCCTTATTAAAATCATCTATAGTATAAAATGGCTTATCATCAAGCACTCTAATATATTTATCAGGAATTGTGCCATCAGCATTATTCACTATGATATACCCATCTTCAGGCATCTTATAATACGTTGCTCTTCTATTATCATCATTAGGCTCTGAATAAATCACATTTCTATCTCTGTCTAATACTATCAATGGAATACCTCTGGAAAAGCCACAGGATTTAGAATATATAGCTGTGTCTTTCTTGGCTTCAAACAGTATAGTAGAAATTTCTCCCGGAATATTATGTCTATAAAATAAGGTCTTACCATTTTCAAGAATAAAGTAACAATCTTTCAAAAAACAATTAGAGGTTAGTATAGTTTGCAATTCTACACCTTTTTCTACAAAAAGATTTTCTGTATTTTTTATTTTGAGCAAAAAGAATAATATATTAACATTATTTTGATTATGATTTACTATCAAATAACCATCTTCTTCCATTTCTATAATAAATGAACCTTTTACAGCTTCAGATTCTTCTAATATATTCAAATCAGTAGATGTTTTAAACCAGTTTTTTGCATTACCCTCCCCATTATTCTGCAAATAGAACTTATCACCTGTTTTACACTTTATTATTGAAGAGTATAAAGGAATATTAGGATTTGACCTAGAAAAAACAGCTCTACCATCCACATTTTCCCAATAATATCTTTCTAAATCACTAATAGTAAGTACATGAGAATTAATAGCATTCAAATTCCCTATTACAGAAATTTCAAAATCAGTTGTAACTTTTACCCAATTTCCAGCTTTATTCCATTCCGAATTTGTTATTTCATTATTGGAAATAAATTTCCAAGTTTCATACCTATCAGTTGATTTAGAAATAAACCTAATTTCAGAACCATGCCTCCTAATACTTGTTGGAATATTATATATTGCATCACTTAATGTAAACTTATTTGTTCCATCTATATTAGTATGATACAGTGAAATATCATAAGGTATATTAAATGATATAGTTTTTTGACTAACAACCTCTGTTTCGCTATCCCCCAGTTCCTGCACCACACCGGCATTGATGGACTGGAACGGACCGTGATCCACCCATCCGCCGGCATTATAAATATTCAGGTGGTAGATGGGCTTGGTATGTTCGGTATCATCATCCGCATAGGTAGGTCCCACCATGATCATGTCTCCCTGCTTAGGGTTGGGATATTGTGACTTGTCTGTTACATAGGCTTTAATAGACAAACTGTTTGTAACTTCTCCGCTAAGATCTGACCACGTTTTGTTATCCCGCGATATCTGAAATTTGTTATCCTGAAAACGGAAATAAGCCGCAATGTAATCAGAACATTCCTCCCATGTCTCGTTATCATAGGAGAAGTGAAGCTTGTTATCTATCGTTTTGAGCCACGGGGTAAGTCCGTTATCCCCTTTGGGTCCCAAAGCAGCTATGCCGGTATCCTCACCGTTAATCACCCATGTGCCTTTTACCGATACGGAAATATCTCCAGAGAGTGTTAGTTCGTCCACACGTACCCAGTTGACATCAAGCCCCCAGTGAAAGTTGTCCCTCTGTGCATCATTCACACATTTCTCGGTTATGGCATTCCCCTGCATATCCACGTATGATATGATGATCCCCTTACGCCTCATTTCTTTCGGAACAATATTTCTCGTACGTCCCGCTGTACCCTGATACTGCACATAAATATTGTTATACTGTGCCAGTATCGCTTCCAACGACGCGCCGGTTCTTCCGTCATGTACCGCCTGTATCACTGTACGAGGATAGAAAGGGAATCTTCTTCCCAACATTTCATCAAGCTTGTCCATCTGCCTGATACTTGCATACTTGCTGTTGCAGCAAGAATCTTGTATGTTGTTATCTTCCATGATGTTTTTTAAAAAAGTTATAGAATTAACATTTATTCCAGGCCATCCCCAGTCAACGGAGAAAATCCTTCTGCCAGACATCTTCTCTTTAAGGCATCACGATATGATTTCATTGCCGACAGTTGCCAACGCTGAAGTATTTGTTTATGCACTTCCATTTTAGAAAACACTGGAGATTCATTGATGAATTTCTCCAACTTTTCCACCCGGTCATTAAGTTGCTTATACTCTTCTAGCATTCTTATTTGATATCCTTGTAACATGGCTTTTATTTTAATTATCGTTATTATACTGTCGCCCCAGTAGCGTCAACCCACTCATTATTACCTTTATAATATATAGGTTTCGACAATGTACTATCAAAATATTGAAATCCTACTAAAACATTAGTAGGTCTATTAGAAGTAATTCCTGAATCAAACCAAGTCCCTGATAAAACAATTCTATCAACATTTAGATTTATGACTTTAGTTTTATTTCCAATTATAGTTCCATTTCCAATAGTACCTCCAATAAAATTAAGCACGCTATTATCAGGAACAGTAAGAGTTTTTCCTTCCAAATCTATATATCTGATAATATTATATATAGTATTACTTTTAATAAAATCATTTAATTTACTTGCGAAAACAACCTTTGTCACTAAAGTTCCGTCAGGATTTAACCAATCAGACTTAGACCAAGTTAATATATTTCCAAACGTATCATAGGTTTTTATCCCAATTAAAGTATCAGGCAAAGTAAGTATATCCGAGGTAATAAATTCAGCATCAACAGCCTCTACCGGATATGGATCTGTATTTTTAGGGAACCACTCATAAGTGTTAAGAGTAGCCCATTTGGTATCTCTCACTATCAATTTGCCATATTTTGAAGAAACTTTAATCCAAATGTCTAATGTATAAGAAACAGGGTCAAATATCCATCTTATATTTAAAAAAGAATCATTGCCAGTATCGTATCTATCAGATAGTATATACAATTTATTATCTACATATAGCAAAGAATATTCGGTTAATATCCTATATGTCGAATATAAAAAACGAAAACCGCTTGTCGGAACTTTAGTTATCTTAATGTATTCATAAGATTCCGGAGGATCAGAAATTGCATTATTAAACCTTATAATCCCCAAATTAATATCATAAGTATTATCTGCAACTTTCCCATAAATTCCCTTCTTATCCTTACAAAAATCTTTACTCAAATCCGTCGGAATAATATTAGTTTCATAACTGCTTCCATAACCTGTATTATTTTTATATATTTCAATTATAGGGTAATCAATTGCCAAGTTTATAGCGGATTTACTTGTATTTGCTAATTCCCATCTTAATTTACACTGTGAATCCTTCGGATCCGGTATTATATCGTATAAATATTTAATAGATTCTATTGATACTAACCCGTTTTGGAACATATCGGTTTTCAGAGTATAATCTATGTTGTCAACATTTACTATTAATTTATATCTTCCAACTTCATACAAGGGCGTATCTACGACTGCTAATGACGGATTAACTATAAAAGTTAAATACTGATGTATAACAGTATATTGTGTGATAAAAGTTGTAACATCCAAATCAAAAGAAACCGCTTTACCAGCACCAACTGTAACATACATTCTTTCTCCCCTAGATACATTTTCTGAATGAATGTTGTTTTTAACAAAATCCTCAGGAAGATTATGGCATTTAGTTATATTCGCTCCATTAAATATTATATTATTAAAAGCTGAAAAATTGCTTAACACATAAGGAGTATCTTCTCCTGGTTCATCATGCGTATTTATATTTATATAATTACCTTTAACAGCATAAGCTGGGCTTCCTACAGAATATAGATAATGAGATACATAACTATTTAAAAAGCCTGTGGTTGAAGTAAATATTAATATACTATTACTACACTTCAAAACGGCATTAGCACATAATATTGAGGATTGTTTATCTCTTTGATACCCATTAGCATTCAGAACAGCTTGAATATAATTATCATGTCCTCCCACATAAATACCATTTGCACAATTTTGTTGAATATCCAAGCCTGTTACATTGCAATAACTGCCACTTACATAAACTGCGTATTTACTTCTAGGAGTAACAGCATCATATTTATATCTCCAGGCTTTATTGGCAACAAAAACTTTACAATTAGACATTCTTGAATTTTGAGATAAATAAATACCTCCTTGTTGACAACTCCCAACCGTACTATTATGAATAGAATTATCAGTTCCTTCCATAAAAAAAGCATAGTCACCGCATGCGTAATATGAGATAGAATCTATTATTCTACATTCTCTATAAGTCCTTTCAATACTTACAGCTCTATACCCATGCTCAAAATGGCAGTTTTCTACATATATTTTAGCGTCCCACTCATCCGTATCCCCATTGACACTTTGCCTAAAACCTATACCATTATAGTAATCCCCCAATATAAAAGAAAGCCCTCTAAATAGAACTTTCACAGCTTTTTCAGAGTAAAAAATATAAGGAAGGGTATTCGCATTTGGTAAATCATTTACATCAAACTCCTTAGTAGTTGGAGATTTTATGATAGTTTTACCTTTTTCTCCAAACAAAGTAATATTACTTCTTACCTGAATCGTATTACCTATAAAATAAATTCCATTGTTTAATTTAACAATATCAAAATTATTAATGGTATCCTGTATAGATTCAGTACAATCATGTACTCCATCTGGAAGTGCCCCAAACCACTCAGGACAAGCTGCCGTCACATCCCAGCTACCATTTATTGTTATAGCACCAAATATCTTTTCCAATCCTGCTTCAATTTTGGTATTGTCGCCAACGACAGTACCATTACTAAATCCCCCTCCTTGAAAATCTAAAGTGCATTTTGACGGAATAGTGATAGTTTTCCCCTCCAAATCATAATCATACTGTATGACATAAATCGTATCAGACCAACATATCATGGACTGGGTCAGAATATTTCGCCCTGCCACAAGATTCTTGCGCAGATAACATCTTCCCTTCCCTGAGTAATTATTCGGATCATACCTTTTATTAGCCAGTTTCAGTTGACCGTGAACCGATGTAATATCCTCATCATCCGCAAAATTGGTTATGCTCTTGTTACCGATAAGCTGTTTGGTGGATTCACTAAGCATCTCGGGCGTTATCATCCCGTCCATCACGGTAGGAGGATTATCAATGAACATATCATTGAATGTATCCTCAATGTGACGTCTGACAGCTTTGCGTGTAAGATAAGTGTCCGGTATACGGTTGCCGTTCTCATCCGCTATGGCCCTATCAGCCACCATCTCCGGTGCTTCCATCTTCTCAATGAATACCTCTTCAGCATGAATCTCATTACGCTCCGCCTCTAAATCAATCTTCCACCAGCTTTTCTTGTCTTTCCAAAGCGAAGCAGAATTTCCCTTAAAATACCATGTTTCAGCCTGATTGGTGTAAGCAGAAACAAACGTGACCTTCATGCCGGGTATTCTGTATTCCTCCGGTACAAGCGCTATGGCATCTTCAAAAGTAAACACATTGCTCTTCTTTACAACAAAAGGGGCCTCGGACGTGCTTCGTTGTGCTACAAACGACGTTTTTGTGTACCCCGGCATGTTGACACGATCACAGGGTCTGTATTTCTTCCCTTCAACATAATCAGGAAATGCACTGAAATATCTCTGTTCCTTCCAATCATGTGAGAATATCCGGGTATCTTGGGTATGATTACGGCTTACATTATATTCAGTCAGCAGATTATAATCGAAGATGCTCACCTTATCGACTGTGAGATCATAAGTTCCCAGGACACCGCTCAAATCATTCCATCCGGCCCGATATCCTTTAGGAACAAATCCTTCAACATAGTAGAAGTACGGCTTTGTTTTCTTCACACTGCCGACAAGTGCCCATGACGGTTGTTCCATCTTGTCCGGCAACGCTTCAGAAGTTGCCACATGACCTATATAATTGACATCGTTCAATGTTTCCATTTTAGGGACTTCGGCTCTGTCCGCCTTATAAGGAATAAGCCCCAGCAATGCATTAATCTGATCAGGCGTATAATGAATATTTTCATGATATTCATTCGGATGAGGATCACATGCATAATGAGGATGAAAGCAAGAATCAAATCTTTCCATATAAATATATTTTTTATTATTCAAAGATAAGCAAGAGCTTCACAATGAAATGTATATAATAAAAGGAACTCAGACTTTCACAAGCCCGAGCCCCTAAAACCTTAAACTAATACCTATGTGCTATTTTATTTGAGCGCAAAGTTATCTTCTTCCATAATGACTTTAAATTCCAGCAACGAGAAATAACACGAATCCTGTCACTAACCAGCAGACGATGATAATAATTCTGCCATTCTATCATTTTCTCCTTTCTTTCCCCGTCCTGACAGGAAGGTAAGCCGTTCTTGCTTTTCGTGTAATAAAAGCACATCTCTTTCAACTGCCCTCGGTTCATTCGCATACGGAACCTTCCCCGGTGAAGAAGATATTTATAACTGTCCCACCTGTCCTTATAATAATCATAAGTGATAGAGATGAGCTTCTGTTGTGCAGGATCCCATATGACAAAATAACGCCTTCCGTCCTGTTTATTCTTTTCCTCAGCCTCTTCTATCGCCTTTTTCAGCAACAAGCTGGACTTCCACAGACTTGCGATCCTGCGTTTCCGCACAAGGCTTTTTACCGCCTTCAAAAACAACTTAATTTTTCCCATAATGTTACTAATTTTTATATAATATAGCCTCCGCACCCGTCGCCGACCTGTTGAGGCGTTTCATGTTATTCATTTTCTCTTCCATAGTGGGCAACACCCTCACCGGATATCTGTCCCATTCAAAACGGCTCACGTATAATCCTATTGCCCTGCTCATTACCCGATCATCATGCTTCCCCGCAAGCGCGCCGTATTTGCCGTTCGGATATTTCATGTACCATCCCAATTCCTTTATCATTCCGGTTTCACGCTCTATCCACAGTTTGTCACGCACACACTGTTCCATATACTTAATAATGGCCACTTTTGTATTACGGTTGGTATTAAACCCCCATCTGGTTTCTTTCTGGCTCCTTTTTTCCAATTCGCTCCGATTATGCGCATATACATTATCATAAAGAGGGATAAGAATGGGAAAGAACAATTCGCTGACGTTGTCTGTGTCTACATCATTAAGCTTACTGTAAGCCGTGTTGTTCTCGACAATGAGCAGAGCATTGTTATAGAATGACGCAATCTGCGCACATTTGATCGCAAGCAGGTCCGGATCTGTATGCCCGTACCATTCCGCCACCACACGCGGTCCAGCGTCCTCATTGAGCACTCCGCTATCGGCCATCATATCCGCGCGGTCCAGCACAGTAATCACAGAGTAATCACTCGTCCTATATTTCCCCCCGATATCAACTGACACAAAGTAGCGGTTTTCCAACCTCCATGTCTTGTCTGGCATCTCCCATATTTTCAATTCCCCTCCTTTACGCCTGAACAGTTTCAGCCCTTCGACAGCCTGTTCACCTTTCGGGGATTTTCCGGAAATATCCCCCTGGAATACCGGCTCACGGCAGAACCTTCTGAGTTGTTCTACCTTGTAAATGTCAAATACAAGCTGCCCGGAATACTTGAATGCCTCCACCGGATCGGACGGATACTCCTGCTGCATGTCCTGTATGTCCGCATATTCCTTCATCTTCTGCCTGTACCAGTAGATGCCTTGCAATGTCGCTCCAATAGTCCACAGCCAGTACATATAGTCCCAGTTTCCGGACTTATCGTTACGCCTTTCTATCAGGGTACAGGCCCATTCCAGCATATCTTCCGGATCGAGACGGTATTCCTCTATCTCCCACCATGCGACAAACAACGGCTCGAATGCGGACAGTCTCTCCCCATGATCATCCGTTCCATTGGCACGATCCCATTCATCCTTGTAGAAATTCTGCCCGTTCGGCGTGCTTTCATACACAATCATCGTATACGGTTTGTACAGGATTCCCGAACAGGATGATTTCACCTGTTTTTGCGGATCCATCTTTTCCGTCTGAGGCCAAAACGCCACCTCCGTACAATGCGCCATGGCCGAATCACCACCACGGGCGCCCTCCGGATTCATCGCGGTTGCCGTCTTGATTTTGCAGTTTCGGGAAGGTATAAGACTTATGTTAGAAGTTCCCCCTCCCTTGATCTTCGGAAGAGAGCCGTCAAACTCTATCCCCTCTTCATAAAAAAGGAATTCAGGAAGCTGGGTTATGAGCTTGACATACATATCCTTCACTTCAGCTGCGCTATCCCCCTGATGTCCAACAATAATGCTGTTCCAACTCTTCACATGCATTATCTGTATCCATGACATGTATATCTGTGTACATGTGGATCCTCCCCACTGACGGGCTTTCAGCAATATGACACGGATAGGTTTGCCGGCACGGCGCATTCTTTCAAATGTCTCAGCCAGCTTTACCTGCGCCGGACGTAGAAGAAAAGGCACATCCTCCCCTCCTTCCTTGTTTTTGATACGTGCATACGCATAACAATAGAAATAAAAGTCGTATTTGGCCCAGTAACGGAGAAACTCCTGAATGACAGTATTACGAAGGTCCTCATTATATTCCCCGTATGTCTGCCAGCAGAACTCCTCTATACTTCCGGCAAGATTCAATTTATAGATAAAACCGGTGGAGAACATCTCGACAGGAAGGAAAACAGATGAATTTACAAAATCATCCAGACATATCCTCTTCCGTTTTCCGGGAGCGTTCTCCCCTGTCAACGGGTTGTAGGACTTGAACAGTTCCGCTTCCCGCTCACGGTTCCTGCGGATCATCTCCTCCGCATTCCTTATGACAACAGCTGAGAAAAGAGTTTCTATATGGTTTATTTTAATGTTCTTTGCCATCCAACCTCCAGTTTACGCAATATCCATCCGGCCGCCAGCATAGCCGCATGATATCCACCCGCAATATGCGGCAGAAAGAAACCGAGAGCGGTTATGGCAAACAGCCTGTTACGCCTTCCCCCATCCATGGAGGACAGGCACAAGCCCGTATAATAGTAGATAATGACACTCCATCCGATCACAGGACTGCCGGAAGGAATGAAAAATGATATTCCGACAGCGAACATCCATGCGACCAGCGTCCGTGCAGGGGTTATCACCTTCCATAGAAAAGCCCATGCCATCCCGTTCAAAAGATAATGAAGCCATCCGGCATGTCCGAACATATAAAGCCAGTGACTTCCTGACAGGAATTCATGATACGGCAACAACACGGTCATGCACAAGTAAAGCCCCATGGAATATCTCATTTTCATAGCGATATACCTATTTCATCCCAGCTTTCCATAAAATATGCTGTATACGGTCAGGACTTATCCCAAATGAATCAGAAGGTCTCTCTATCGCAAGTCTTACGATAAGACGGAGATTTGCCTCCGATTTTTTTTTCATGATATCAAGGCAACAGCGGATCAGGCTGGAATACATTTCATATTTATACAGACTGCAATCAGGTATATTACCTTCAGTCAGATATCTGTATAAGATCACGTAAGCCCGGTCCTCACTGACATAATGCTGCTTCGCCTTCATACCCGCAATTTCCTTGCATATATCCTTGTAGTAAGAGAATGTACACGTCTTTTTCAATTCAATGAATGTACGTACAATCTCCTTGTTCCTTATTAATTGTATTTCGCTGATATTTCCCTTGTGCTTCATGTGACCTCCTGTTTAAATGATAGCGAATGTACTTCCTGTAGATTGCATTATATCAATCCGGCTTGAACTAATACTACTAAATTTGTCAGTATAAGACAACAATGACATATCATGGAAGAAAAAAAAGAAAGAAAATCATGGAGAGATATTGTTTCATCCAGAAATCCGGACCTCGACCTTGAGGACGACCTCGCTGTCGGCGAATTCCTTGATGACTCTTTCAAACGTTATGACGATAGTGAATCACAGAGAGAGAACCTCAACAAAGTTCTTGCAGAAGACTCAAGAGCCGCCGGCATCCTGACCGGTCTGGCAAGCGGCATGGATGAGAACGGTGAACCGTTCTCTCTTGTGGAATATCTGATAACCAATTACGGGGATGATATCAGGGAAGCTGCAACAACGGAAGAGGCCATCAAAAAAGCAAAAGAGAAAGAAGCTGCCCGGATAAAGGAGGCGGCCGATGAGGAAAAAAGAAAAAGAGATGCGGAAGAGAAGCTGCGCAAAACAGATGAGGCACTGACAGAAGCTGTGCGGCAGGTCAATGTTGATGAGGCGAATGTAGTTTCCATGTTGGAATGGCTGTACGGAACACAGGATACAGACGGTATCATTCATAAAATTATCCGGCACGAACTGGATGCGGAAGACTGGAAAAGAATCATCCATGCCTTCAATATGGACATGGAAATAGAAGCCGCCCGAGAGGAAGGACGTAAACAGGGACGTACCGCACGTCCGGGAGCTATACACAGGAATCTTGCGGAAAAAGCTCCGACGGACCTTGGAGGAGGCGGGAACGGAGGAGGTGAGGAAAAAGTGGAGGATCCTACCCTACAACGTTATAAAGACATGAAGAGACGTATTTAATCGTCTATCGCTTTCAGGCTCATATCACAACTTTTATTTATAAATTTAAAAACAAATCGAGAACAATGAAAAAGTTAAAATCAACATTCAAATTTTTCTTTTCCGTATTGCTCATGTTCCTTGCCGGAGCGACCGGGGGAGGTTATGCATGTGCCGCCGATGTTTCGGACGGAGGCTCAGTCCAGGATCTAGGGGATGGCGGAAAGGTAGTAGGCGGGGAAAGTTCCGTAACAAAGAACGAGAAAATCATGGACGCGGAATGGTACGTGAAGCAGATCGACAAGACAATTGTCGAGATGAAGTTTACCGGCACGCCTATTGATCAGATTCTGCGCCATGGGGCGACAAACAAATCGGACAGCATCGTAATCAAGTACTACAGTGTCGGACAGCGTCCGCTACGGGCTACCCTTGCCAAGCAGCTTGAAGCCATGACTACCGAGACTCCGAAAGCGATAGAACTGGAGGATAATAACATTGTGGGCGCAATGGATACGCTTCTTGTCCTGAACGCTGACGGAACGTTTGTTTCCGGTTACAAATCCGGTACCGATGAAGTGGATCCTGAACACCCATTGATGCTGCGCGTGCACGCAATCAACAGTGAGACCAACCTTCCGCTTGTCTATGCCGTAAACGGAAAACAATCAAACAATAAGAATCCTTATCTTATTCCGACCCTTGCAAAGGGTACCGTCCTTCTAAGAATGGGGCGCGCGGCCGCTGAAAAGGATGTGTCTACAGGAAGGTATTACCAGCTTCCATCACCGGACGAACAATATTGCCAGCGTTTTATCATGCAGGTAGAGCAGACTATCTATGACCGGTTGAGTAAGACCGAGGTGGAATGGTCATTCACACGTGTGGAACGGATGGCAATGGAAGACATGCGTATCGGTATGGAAGCCTCCGGACTGTTCGGAATCAAGAGCAAACATGCAGTGAACGGACAAGGCAATGTATATACTTGTGAAGGTATCTGGTACCGCGCCGGAAAAGACCTTGAAATCGGACATTGGGAAAAAGTGCTTGACTCTGCCGGAAATCCTGTGGTGGAAGAAGGAAAATATGTGCAGCAATATGTAATCTCGGAGGATGAGCTTGTAGACCTTGTAGGACGCATCATTGAAGGTGCCGGTAACGGAAGCCGCACAAAACTTGTATTTGTTGACAATACCATCTATGCGGCATTATGCAAGATCAAGACCAACAACCGCACACGTATCTTCGAGCCGGAACGTGACTACAACAAATGGAGACTTGACTTCCAGTCATTCGAAAGCATGGGAACAAAACTTCTGTTTTACCGCCATGACCTGTTCAACGCCTGGGGATTCAACGGAAGAGGTTTCTCTCTTGATCCTGAATATCTTGACAAATGGGTATTCCAGAACTGGGAGCGCAGCACATACAATCTGAAAGAACTGTTCATAAGTAACAGTGACGCTGTTGTCATGCAGGAGTTCTCCTGCTGGACACTTGGATTCCCAGATGCCCACGCGCGTCTGTCCATTCCGGAATATGTTGAGATTCCGGTTCCTGAATCCCAGACTGTATAATAGAACCTTAATCATCATCAGAGGTGGAGAAATCCACCTCATCATTATTAATAATGTATGAAGAAACTTTATAAATTCGTTGCGAGCTCCTCACTATCATTTGCAGTCATTCACTGCGGACGGATGATGTACGTCAACTTCTCCGCTTTTTTCCGTGGCAAATCAACCTATCATACAACGGATAGAGAACTGGCTGAGAAAATCAGGGCGCACAAATGGTATCGGGAAGGACGCATTACCGAAACAATAGAAGAAGATGAAGATGTAATACATGACGAAAATGACGTAAATTCCGTATTACAGGAAACAGAGGTAAAACAAAGATACAGTATCCTTGGAAAGCGGATGTGCACCTATATTCCTCCGGCATCTTCTAAGCAGGAAGAAAAAGAATCCGAAAGCGCAGAACCGACCAAAGAAAAAGGCATTCAAGAAGACAGAGACATACAAGAGGATATTGAAAATGTGACCTCATTCCTTGAAGCGAAGGATTTTTTTGAGGTCAGATTCAAAGTACCGCGCTCGCAATGTGGAAATAAGGAGGCTCTGTCCTCATTATGCAAAGAACACGGCATACAATTTCCCTATTATCCATTAGACTAAGCCTCATGATACCTGTCAAAGATATACTAAAGACTTTACGCACAATCATCAATGAGAGTGCGACAGAAGAAGACAGTTTCACGATTGAGACCGATGAGGCATTAAAAGAGTTCATCAGACTCGCGCTACTCGCACTGATGAATGACGAAGGGGTGATGGCCGAAGCTTCGGAAATGACAGATTCATCCTCAATCTCATTCGAGAAACGTCCTGACGGTTTGTTTTTTGCCTACATAAAAATACCTGCGGACTATATCAGGCTTGTCAGTGTGAACCTGACTGGGTGGAGATATCCGGTCACTATGTTATATCCGGACAATTCGCCACTATACAGCGCACAATATTCATCAGCTCCCGGTGTAGGTAATGGTCCCTCAATACCGGTAGCATTCATCACCAACGATACCATGAGGTCAATCATTGCCCATGCAGTAAAAGAACAGGGGGGATACAGTCTCAGGTATATTCCAACTCCTTCAATCTCAGAAAACGGAGAAATCAACCTTCATAACAAATATGCAGGAGCATTGGCATATTATGCAGCCGGTCTCTATCATATTTCAATAAATGAAAATACCGGTGCGGAATCTGAATTTGCAATAGCTAGATCCTTGATACGTTCACACACTCCTGAATCTTCTACAAGTAATACAGAATAATTGTGATTTGCTTTCAATTTCGTATCTTTGCGGAAATCAAAAACAAGATCATTATGAAAAATGCAAAAACACATGAAGCTTACTCAGAGGAAGAATTAAGGGAAATGGTGGAATGGTTTAATACGAGAGAATTACCTAAAACATTGCAAATCAACAAATCCTCATTTTCTCCCGACCTCCCTCTGACAGTAGAAAGCCTTATAATGCAGGCAGAACAGAATCTTGGGAATTACAAGATGGCAGGCTCTTTCCGGCTTCTGAAGGAAATACGGGAAAAACTGGAATCATAGTGCTTATCAAAAACAGACGGTTCGATTTTTGATAAGCACAAACCGTCTGTTACAAAGAATCAGACCATTGCATTCTTGCAATACACATAATCCCAAATCTTTGTTGTGTCCCCCCAGTCCTGATCCTCAAAATAGAACTTATGAGCACCTTTAATGATCTGTTCATCATTATAAACTGTGCAAAGATCGGAATAAAAGGCATTGAACGCTACATACTTGTCCCATTTCGTAGTTCCAGCCGGAAATCCCATCATCCGGGTACTTGCCTCTATCTGTTCCGCCGTCCAGTGCGCACCCTCACATTTCTTTCCATCCCTATCAATGTACCTCATCATGCCGACATCAAACATCGCAAAAGCTTCATTGTAATGATTACCATACATGATTCCATGTTGCTCACGCATAAATTTCCAGTACAGTTCCGGATGTTCTTCCTTCACAAGGCACAGAAGCTCGCTCATGCTTTCCACACTGCGCATCATGACCTTGTCACTTGTCAGACCCGCCCTTTTCGCATCGTCCAACATTTCTTTGAATGTATACTTCATAATCAATCTGTTTTATCTTCGTTATCACTCAAACCGGCAAGTTGGATTGTATTTCTGTCCTGCATCATGGAATCAAGACTTCTCCTGATAAAAGCGTTTTCTTTCTCGATTTTCCTTGTCCGGATAAAAATCTGGTCAAGAATGCACGGAATCATATCCACCTCACCATTTGCCAGCAACTGGCATTTGCTGCAATCACCTATACATTTGCCTTCCACTCTCATAATCAACCCTTTCTCAAGTTATTAATCAATGTTCCACCTCTTACAGACAACAACGATTTGACACCGCCTGTCTTGACCATATTGAACAACTCAAACAGATCATCACGATGTTTTTTGAAAAACGGATACATGCTGATAACCGTCCGGCTGGTCAAAGCCCGCGTATTAGACAATTCGTTGAATGCGGTCTGAACAGCTTCCTTCTGCTCGTCATTCTCGCAATCCACCACAATATATAATTTCCTTAATGCCATAATCAATCAGGTATTTTATCAAAATCTATCTCTTCCTGTGGTTGAGACGGTGCCGAACGCTGGTCATACATGTTATCATTGACCTGCTCCACTTTTTTCCCGGTGAACAGACCGGCTACGAATGTCAAAGCCGGAACGCCGTATTCAACCACCTTAGGATGTTCTTCTATATAGTTTGCTATCTTGGTAGCCATTGACAGGTATTTATCCACCCCCTGTGGCTCCGGCTCAATCTTAAGAGGGATACCCATGTTTCTGGCAAAGATATCCGCAAACTCATTGGCTTTCTGTGCCGCCTCCAGCGGTTCGGCATGTTTCTCCTCTGTCATATACATTAGCATATAACTAAACGCCTCGGCCCTTGTTGTAAACTTCAACTCCGTTTGCGGTTTCTTAGTTTGAAACATGGAAAATCCCATCATTTACTTTTTTTTGATTTTTCCTCAACAGGAATCTCAGTTCCGGATATCCCATTAATCATCTGCATGGCATTACCCATGATATCATTAATGGTATCCGTATCATTGCTTACTTCCGGTATGTCAGCCTCACCGACAACATAAGCCTCAATTTCCGCTGCCTTCGCAACCACATCCTTCTGCGGTGTACCAGTCCCCATTATAGCTACAGCCTGTTCTACTGCAAATTGTCTTATTCCTATTTTTGAAATCATATCCTCATCTTTTAAAAATTAAATAAAATGAGGGTGGAATACCACCCTCTAAAACTTAACTACGGCAAGTCTCGTCTACTGTAACCTGCGTGGAAGCAAGGTTATAGGTTGAACGCTGGTTGAACTCACGTCCGCCACATCCGCAACCGCAATTATTCCGATTTCTTCCACATCCGTGTCCATTGTCGTAGAACACCTCGCGGTTCAGCTGGAACAACTGGTCACCGAAGTTCGCCTTCATATCTCCAACACCTTGCACTGTTGCGGAAATCGCACCATTTGCAGCGTACAACTGCTGTCCGGTCCAGCGTACATCAGGCTCCATACAGTTAACACGTCCTGTCAAGTTAGCCAGACCAACCGCAAACTGAGTACGCTCGTTGCAGCTATTATGCCAGCTATAAACAAAAAACGCAATGACAATGACAGCAGCAATCACCCATAAGGCGGTGGTTGATCCCCATCCCTTCTTGTGCTCACATTCAAGCTCTCGCATTGCAGCATACTCCTGTATGCTCATACCTGTAATATTATCCATAATTATGATTTTACATATCACGGTCAATATTGACCGCAAAGGCAAATTACGGAATAAATTACTTGCAGATAAAATATTTATTTTCCAGTTTGTTTACTATTTCTTTCCAATTGTTTTCCACAATCCATACCCTTTGTTTTTTAGCATTACGCCGCATCGAGCCGACAGCCTGTTTGGTTCTGTTAGTCAATGACGCTATCTCCGTGTCAGAGAAAATCTTGGCTAAATAACGCACAAGAAGATATCTGGCATTCGCACACTCTTCTTTATTGCTATGTATAATACCTGTTTCAGATATTCCCGTCACTGAAGCGACAACCTGCAATACATCCTTATATATTTCATCACTTTTCATATAATCACTGTTTGGATAAACAAAATACGTCGGAAAATTGTTAAGCAGTCTGGGACCGCAAAACAATTCTTGTTCCGACGTATTGTTTCTCCTTAGCGACTTCTACCTGATAAGGAGCGTGCGGTCCTTTTCTTACAATCCGGACCGCCGAAGATTTTTGTTATAACGAAAGACTGAATTGAAAAAAATACAATCTATAAATTACGGGCACCTCCTTTTTTTTCTTAACCATCTGACAATCATCATAGATATAAGCAATATATTCATTATCATAGACCATCCACCTATCTCTATTTTTGTTTTTTGCCACCAGTTTAATTTTTTCTCCACCTCTACAATTTTAGGTACTTCGATTCGCTTGGTTACCGTCATATAATGAGGTACAGTTACTATAAGTACCGAATTTGGCCATATTCCCAGCGAATGTTGCAATATTCCACCTGAATATCTAGCCCAGCTGTACGCATAAGGGTTGGAAAGAAAAGATACAGTGTCACGTGTCGCAGTACTATCTTTGTATGGGACCAGTCTTTCTGTTATGGTGGTATCATGTACTTCCACTGTTTCCGTTGTCTTGATCTCCACAGGAACATATCTGGTCTTACACGAAAAGACAAATAAAAGCACTATCACTACCGCAATCCATATATAGATTCTTTGTCTCATCTCTCAAATTTTATATCATTGATACGGTTCATCCAGCCTCTCTTAAATTTATTATTGGTCGGACGCTGATGACAAATATCTTCAATGAAATCAAACCGTGCAATCTTGATCATGTCGAACAACTCACGCGGATTCTTGGCATTTACCGCGGCAATGGTCTTGGGACCTACAATGCCATCCACCTTAACACCAAGCAAACGTTGAGGAATCTTAATTCCGTGCGCACCGGATGCCCAGACCCAATCAACCAATATATCAGCAACTGATTGCGATTTTATCTCATCAGCCTTCCATCTGTCCCAGTACATGGTTTTCAAGATTTCCGTCCATCCCTCTTTTGTGAGATTTTTCAATCTTTCAACTGTAGGCTTGGAATATCCTTTCTTTCGGCAATATGCCTCATAGGTTCCGATAGTCACCCCCATATTGGTAGCCCCTCCCAAATCGTCAGGATCATTTACAAAACCGCCTTCCCATTTCAGAATAAACGGTGCAAGTTTTCTTACGTCAGCCATACTACTCATTAATTATAATTATTCGATTTTATTTTCTTTGAATTCCGGCAGGATATATTGTATGTTAACCGCTGCTTCATGCAAGACCTTATGAAGTTCATCTTCATTCAAATCCGTTTCATCTGTAAACTCACAAAAGATATTTCCAACCCAATCTTGAGATGAATTAAGCCGTTTAATAGCGACGCTGTTGCATCCATTTGTTGATAATAGAGATTTGGCAACCTTATCCTTAACTTGATTATCAATATCTGAATAGAACATGAAAAGATTCTTTGCGAGATTTTCTGCAAAAACGGCCACTTCACTCATGGGAAGTGATTGGATGTTTTCACGCATCCCGGCTATACCTTTTCGTTTTACCTCGAACTGCACCGAAAGAAAAGCTATATGCCCCAAGGGATGGGGTTGTACGATATATACCCTGTCTGCTTTCGTTTCATAAAGTACACGCCACAGCTCACCGAACACCTTGGCGGAGTTCTCGCTGCGGTGGTAACTTCTTCTTTTCTCTTCTTTTTTAAAATATTCCACTTTTAAATCAGTTAACTTGTTTTTGGTATACTGATTATAGGCGAAATAAGCTGCTAGCAATGTTCCGGCAGCACTAATAATGTTTGCAATATCTATCTCCATTACATTCACCATTTAATTATTGTATAATCCATCATTATAAGAAATATTAAAATTTCCAATCACTACTTATGACATCATCTGTTGCGCTGCCTGCTGCTCCTGTAACTGTTTCTCATATCTTTCCAGTACCGCTATAATCTTACTGGAGTTCGGGAAATTGCCGGCTTCCAATGCCGCCTTGAACGGTATAAGCCCCTTCTCAGCCTGTGCCATTAAAAGCTGGTTTGTCAACGCCCTGTATACCGGGCTGTCGCTATCCTCGCTAATTGAGATATCAATGTCAATATCATACATTGTATCCATATTATAGGGAATGGATTCACCGGCGACATTGACCGCTTTCGGGCCTGTATAGAAACATTGCATCACCTTTACTACCTTATATGCCACTTCAGTAAGAAATGAGTTGAATGTATTTATAAGATCCAGTATGGATGATGAGGCCTGTGCGGCCTTTGCTTGATAAAGCACACCGCTCTCGGAGCTTCCCGATTTACCTTGTAGTGCCGCCTGGACTCCTGACACGTCCTCCACCATGGAACGTGACAGTTGTATGATATAGTCGAAGCCTCCCGGGATGGATGATGCGGTCTTGGTATCAGGGGCATTACCAGATCTTTTGCTTGTATATAATATTACGCCGTTACTCTTCACATACTGCTCCGCTATATCCTCTATACTCATGTTGTCAGACAAGGACTGTTCATCTATCATCAACACACCCTTGGCCGCATTACGAATATAAAAATCAAGGGCTACCATGTAGTAATTGAAATATTCCTGAGACGGGATAATTTCAGATATGAACGGATGAAATTCTCCGTCAATATAAGGATATGGTTTGAACACAAACGGATGGAAAGATTCGGATCCATTCCAATACGGACTTTGTCCTTCCTCCAGCACAAATCCATCTGGGGAAAGATAACGGTAATACCAATACGTCTCGATTCTCCGTTCATAAGTGATCAGATTCTCGGCCGCATATTTATCCGGATCCATGAATGTAACGGGAGCCCCGTCCGTATCTAGCATGGGGGATCCATCAGGATTACGTTTTATATTAAGTTCAAGACGGCTACGGTTTATTTCCTTAATGCTCTCTTTCTGATCATAAGGAACAAAATAAGGCTCACTCTCCAAGGGATCATTACAAAACCAGGCCTTCCTCCTCTCCTTCGTCCATAATTCAATAACACGGCATTTTCCGAATTCCGAAGGATAGTAGAAATCGGTGGATTCAATCTGTGACGTGCGTGTGTCACGGCTGAACTGCGAGGCGATATATTCATTATCAAGGCAATGGTTATATATCTCCTTCAACTTTATATCATCAGAATCCGAATGTGAGAACAAAGCAAGCACCTCGGAGAAGTCAAGATCATGAAGGAGACCACAAAACCGTATGTCTGCAAGATTGAAATCAAGACTGTCAGGAAAGAATACAAAGTTCGGATTTACATAATCAGTGAACACGTCCAGTTTTCCACGACGATAAGCCCATGAAATTTTATATATAGGCAGACCGGATATAAGATATTCCTCAAAAGTACGCGCATCCAGTTCTGAACGCCTGTTGAGCTTCATGTTCTGCCGGAGTAAGGCTGACATAATGTCCGCATATTCCTTCTCCTCCGGATCAACAGCATTGCATACCGGCGCGGTATCGTTCATTCTGAACTGCCCTTGTACGACCCGTTTGATCTTACCCAATATGTTGGTCTGCAATGCAGGTATACCCTTCTCCTTAAGATATTGCTCCTTCGTTATATGCCGCCCGTTGTAAACAATCTGCCTCTCATACTGTTTTCCGTAGGCATACGATTTGCATTCGGCACGCATCTTTCTGAAAGGAGCAAGACGGCAATATGCATTATAGGCTACATGCAGCCATCTCTCGGCCCGCCGCTGTCCGTCGAATTTTCGATGCCCGTAAAGCAAGGAGTCAGATATTTGTTCGTTATCGCGCATATTCATTATTCTTTTACGACAAAAATAGCTTAATAAGAACTGGACGAATGTATATAATGCAGTCAGCATTATATCAAAGCAGATACGGCAGATGAGATTATATTTGTACTATTAATCGTTTTTTATATGGAAAAGAAAACAATATGTGTGGATTTTGACGGAGTCATAGCACAATACGACGGATTTAAAGGTAATGACATCTTCGGTGATCCGATTGATGGTGTACAAAGTGCCATGGAAGTCCTAAAAAAGAAAGGATTCACAATCATCATTTTCACAACACGCACCGCCAGTTCCAAATTAAAGAAATACCTGAATGACAATCACATCACTTATGATTACATAAACGAAAACCCGGATCAGCCTAAAGGCAGCAATTCCGGAAAGCCCATAGCCGACATATATTTAGACGACCGTGCCATCTGCTTCAAGGGGAACTGGAAATACGTACTCGAATCCATCGCTTCCTTCATTCCATGGAACTCACAGAAGATAGATGAGAAGAAAGAATTTGAAAAAGCATTTGACAATTATAAGAAAATGACCAAAGAATATGCACTTTGCAACAGTTAAGACTTATGAAAACATCCATAAACAAACCGGAAATATTCAAATATGTCATTGCGCTTACAGCCCGGGCAGGAAAAGCCGGCGGTAATTATCCAGATATAGCAGCAACAGAAGACAATGAAGCTGTACTGGATCTTTATCTTACCGCCGCAGTAAATGAAGCGGAAGGCGAGCTTCGGCGCAAGATTAAAGACAGTAATGATATAAACATGACCTCTTCCGGGAATGAAATTATCATTGAATTCAAAAACTTCATACGCATGGATGAAGGTATCACGGACATGATACGCACGGCAATGAGATTGTATGCTTCACATTATCTTGCAGCCGCATGGCTGGAGCCTACAACGGATAAAGAACTTTGTGAAGGATACAGGACCAGTGCATCCGGATACTTGAAAAAAATAGCATCCGCCCTAAACCAACGATCAGAATTCATCGTACCAGAAGCCGACTACGAACAGCGCAATAATAATGACTATGAGTTGCAACAGAGCCAGTCCGGAAATGCTGACTACGAACAGCGCAATAACAATGACTATGAGTTGCAACAGAGCCAGTCCGGAAATGCTGACTACGAACAGCGCAATA